GCTGCCACTCCTTCAGGGTGATCACTGCGTCATCCTTCCTGGGGGGTGGCACACCTCGCGTCTGGTAGACGTGTATTGCCGACATGGCCTCGTCCTCCCTGAGGTTCGCGCGGATGATCACTGTCTCGTTCCACTCGACCATCCCCTCCACATGTGCGTCGTTGATCCGCTGGAGCTCGTGCCGAATCAGCGTCTGTAGCGTCTCCGACTTGGACGTTTGCTCCAACGGTACCTCATAGGTACATGCGGCGCAATCGTCGCACGTTGGGGTAAGTTGACAAGTACACTCCTCGTCTCCAATCTCCAGGTAACCGTCGTGGATTCTCTCCCGAACCTCTGGGGTCTTGAGTCTACGTGCCACTGAAACTCCTTTCGCTACCGCCACCTTTGTGGTTCTACATCAATTATAACATATCTCCCTATGGAACTGCAAGTGGGCAACTTGGATGCCCTCAGCCGGCGAATCTCGTTTCGCCCGAAATGGACGGCTTGCCTTCCCAGGGGATTCTGTGTTATAATTGATCCAGAAAGGAGGTAAGCGTCACAGGATGGCGAACAGAATGACACCAGTCCAAGCGGCGAAGATGCTTGGCATCCGTCCACAGATCGTGTATGGGTTCATTCGATCGACCCGGATCGGCACCTACAGCAATCCAGCAGGCAAGACTGCTTTAGTCGACCTTGACGAGGTTGCGAGGGTAGCTGGAGGTGTAAGGCACCATCGAGAGAAGGACCCTGCGACTGGGAAGCCGGTTCGGAAAGCTCCTCCCGTATCGCGTGGTTCGGTCGTTTCTTACCACGGATACATCAAGGGAATCCGGAAGCAGCGGGAGAAGCCACACAAGGTCGCAGTGGTCACTGAAGTCGTCAACAACGACGACGGGCAGCCGACCTTGATCGCGACCAGGCGTGGAGAGTCTGCTACTATGTATTGGGAGGCAGAGGCTCTCGCGGAACGAATCGCAAAGGGTGCGTGCCATATCGAGTCAGCGGAGACGCTCCTTGGTGTGATCATGTACTCGTGGACCCACACGGAGAAGATCGAGTTGGCGGCCAGTCTACAATTGTGGGCCGAGGCCAATAAGGTCGATGTTCCCGTCATCGAAGAGAAGGAGGCCGAGCAGGACGCTGAGCCGACGGAACCTGAACCAGAACCAGAACCGGAGTATAATACTCCGGAGTAAGAAAGGAGCAACATGCCGACGTGGGCTGAGGATGTTGCGACCGAGATCCGAAGGGGCCTCGTCTCCGAGGAGGATATGGACCTCATCGTGCGAGCCATTTCGGACGGTCGCGAGCGTCTTGCAGCACGCAAGATCCGTGAGATCCGACCTGGTGATGTTGTCCGGTTCGTGAAACTTGGCATGGGTGCTAAGTACATGAACGGGCACACCGCCATCGTGGAGTCGATCAACTGGAAGACGGTGTGGGTAAGGCTTACACCAGACTCCAAAGCGGCTCTGTCGGGAACGCGATTCGGGCGTTCAAGCAAGATCAAGGTGTATCCGAACAACATCGAGCTGGCGTTCATCACTGGAACCAGCAGCGAGCCGCCACCGAAGTTGAAGGCAGTGAACCCAGACTGGGATAGCCCGGCAGGAGCCGGCGAAGATGTGGAGGCATACCGAGGATGACCTCAAACGGATCCTGGTATCCGTGCCCACACTGTGGGCACTTGAATTCAGTGCGACGGACGCATTGCGGCAAGTGCAGAAGGAGACTCGCAGGATGAGGACCAACACGGCCCCAACTAACTACCACCAACTGAAGAATCGATGCCCGCGGTGCGGCCACAAGTTGGAGATGAAGGCCGCACTGTCCAACACATGCACCGTTCAGTTCAAGGACCCCAAACACCCGGAGACGCCTCTTCGATGTGACTGTCGCAAGCATCGACGCCCCTAGACCTTGACCATGAGACTCGTTCCGACAATCCTCTTCACCTTGTTGGTGTTCGTTTGGTTGACGACTCCAGCCCTCTACTAAACATCCATGCCGCACTATCCAACTAAGGCCGCACACATTCGAGCGCTCCTCGCCGAGGGCAAGTCCAAGTCGGAGGCTGCTAGGATCTCAGGCGCCTCATATCCCCAAGTCCATGGGATCTACCAAGCGATGACTGGGACCCAACGGAGAGCAGCACTACAACAGCTCCTCCGTCAGGACACCGCGAAGCCCTTCAAACGTGGATCTCGCGTAGTGCACCAACGTCAGGTGAACCTCTACGACTTTGGCGTCGTCCTACGCTCTGGACCTCACACTACAGTCGTCAGGTTCAGCGGACGTAAACAACTAAGGGACCCAGCGGTGTTACACACAAGGGATCTGATTCGTGCACCAGGGAGGAAGTTGTGACTCAGGCTAACAAGGCAAGTGTAAAGAGGATCTTAGACTCCCTTGAGAGTGTAGGACAATACGTCCATCCACTCCCCGAGGGAACTACAAACCACGACCGCCAGCTAATCCGACTTCACATTCGGAACACCGCCAGAAGATACGGGTTCCAGGTTACTACGAAGACGACTAAGGTCGACATCGTCGTTGACGTCGTCCGATGATGGACGGTGGAGATGGGGGAGATTCTCTCTCTCTCTATCTATAGATCTCTCTGTCCTTGATCCTTCTCCCATCTCCTAATGTATCCTTCCCTCCTCTCCAAATTGCTGCTATAGAGAGAGAGAAAGAGAATCTCCCCCATCTCCCCCGTCTAGTAGTGATAAATTGACACATATCCGGAACGGTCATTCTCGAAAGGCAACAGTTCCCTTGACGCAACTCCGAATTCCCTTGTCCGAGAATCTCCCCAAGAATCTCCACCCACGTGTACCGAGAATCTCCCCCAATTCCCTGGATTCTCCACCCCGAGTTCGGGTCCGTACTCACATCCGCACGGGAACAAGAATCTCCCCCCATCTCCCCCGTCTTTGGGGAGATTCTCGGGACACGATGGGGGAGATTCTTTCGCCTAGAGATGCCGAAAAGGCCCTCTTGTTTCTTGCCTAGGACCTGTGTTATAATAGGAGAGATCGCCAAACTAGAGAGGAGGACGCGTGCCAGAGGTCGCATCGCCATCGTTACAGCGGACTATCCTGCGGCTTGTACAAACACACGGAACCATCGAGCGGAGCATCTTGGGGCTTAGGTCGCGCAGCTACGACATGGATAACTGGGAAGCTGTGCTCGATGATTTAGTCGACCGAGGACTGATCACTGAAGACGCGCACATCCGTGTCGGCAAGAACTCGCGGCGCGGGCAGAAGCGGGCCGTCATCATCTACCGCCTTGGCGGGAATGTCCTTCTGGACCCTGAGACGGATGTTCACTATGAGGTGCCAGACTTCACCGCCATGACTTCTGAGGAGGTGCAGCAGTTCGTCGGTAAGTTCCCACGGCAGACAGCCGTTGTATCCTAGCCGCGGGAGATGGTTACTCCCCGACTGTCGTCTGCCACGTTGCAGAACCTGAAGCAGTCGGGTCTTACGGAAGCAACCATTGTGGCGGCCGGGATCAAAGACGAAACGTCCGACGATACAACGGCCCAACTGTTGGCAAAGCACCGTATCGACGCCGGCTACTTCATTCCGTATCTCGACCTGAAAGGAACACCAACAGGGCACTACCGCATCCGTGTCCTCAAGGGAACACCAGGGTCTCCAAAGTATCTACAACCAGCGAAGGCAGGCAACCACGCTTATGTACCTGCAGGGCTTCCAGCTGATTGGGAGAAGGATCCTTCAATTCCGGTCGTCATTACTGAGGGAGAGAAGAAGGCACTTGCATCAGCCCAAGGTGGGTTCGTTACAATTGGAGTCGGTGGTGTAGACTCATGGAGGTCACGGACGTTTAGGTTCCCTGTCTCAGCGGCATCTCGATCGGGGGATACCCTGATCATCCGTGTGGAGAATGGACATGCGTCAGAGATCCTGGAGGAAGTTGCACCAGAACTCCTCGAGGTCGAGTGGAACGAGCGACGTGTTGTCCTGATCTACGACAGCGACACCAACAACAACCCCGATGTCCAAAGAGCAGCCTTCGACTTTGGTCTGTGGCTAGACATGCAAGGTGCCAAGACGGGCCAGTTCTTCCTCGAAGGGAACAATCCCCACAAGGTTGGCCTCGACGATTGGCTCCTCGCCCCATCCAACGGCGAACACCTCTCCGAACTTCTGTATGATCCTGATATCCTCTTCCCCTTTCCAATGCCCCCACACCCTCGTCACTTCATCCAGCGGGAGCTTGACGCCAGACCTACCCGTGGTCGCCAGCTCAGGGTCGCAAGAGCTTCCCTCGCGTGGCTCGACTCCCAGGGTCGGCGGTACAAGGACTCCCAGGACAACTACTACTTCTTCGAAGAAGCCACTAAAGTTCTCCACCCCTTTCGCCTCGACCAACCAGCACAGCTACGACAATCCACCTTCGGCATGCTGCTCGTCAACCAACTAGGGATGCAAACCGCCGACACCAATGTTATGTCCAGACTCGGCGACTTGTTTGCCAGCTACGAACCAATAACTCAAGTGTCTCCCCGCAGAGTGCTGTCGCATGAGTACGACACGGTCTATTACCAGATTGCCGACGGACGTATTGCACGCATTAGCGGGGACGGCGTTGAGTTCGTCGATAACGGTACAGACGGTCAGTTATTCCTGCCGGACGCTGTGGTGCCTGTAGATGAGGACGAGCTGGCGGCGGCACTGGCTCAGACAGGAACCTCGAGGCGTTGGTATGATGCGCTGGAGACTGTCAATCTGCGTCCGATGGGCAGCTTGACAATTGAGCAGACCCGCATCCTCTTAGCAACCACATTCTACCTGTCACCGTGGCTTAGTCGGTGGCGCGGGATGATGATGCCTCTGGAGATTGCAGTAGCGGAGCCGAACAGTGGTAAGACATTCCTCTACAACCTTCGCAAGGGAGTTCTCACTGGGCATCCTGACCTTGAGGGTCTGCAGGAAGACTTCCGAGGTTGGGTCTCCGCAATCTCTGCTGCGCCTGGAATGTGGGTCTGTGACAATCTTGGCAGTGTGCGAACGGACTTCTGGCATCGGCTCAACGACGAGCTGGCGCGTATCATTACAGACCCCAATCCAACCATCGAGCTCCGGAAGCTCTACACTACGTCCAGTGTGGCTCGAGTACCTATCAATACTACGTTCGCCATCACATCTATCAAGAACCCGTTTACTGCACCTGACATTCTTCAACGGTCTCTCATATTCGAACTTCAGGCCATCCCACTCGACCGACGAAACGGAAACTGGTACCGCGCCCGTATGGCTGCCAGAACGGAATGGTTAGCAGAACACTTGGTTGTCATCCAGAGGTTCTTGAAGCTCGTTGGTCGGAAGTGGCATCCTGATTACATCTCCGGGTATCGACTGGTGCACTTCGAGCAAGGCCTCCTTCGGATGGGTGAGGTCTTAGGATGGGGGTCAGAGATGCAGGAGATTGTGAAGGCCTTGCCTGGGGTCGTCGCAGCCACAGTAGCTGAATACGATCCCATCATTGAAGCCTTGGCCATGTTCACAGAGGAGTGGAAGAGACCAACTGCCTTTATCGGTGATGTTGTCGATTGGGTCCAGGGTGACATGGAGCGTCGCTACAGTGCCATCAAGACCCTCAGCAACACGATTCTACTGGGGAGGTACATCAAGAGCCATACGTACGACATCGAACAAGCAACTGGAATGACCATCACACGACAACACAATACGACGATGCTGAAGATGCCGATGCCGGAGGAATAGTAATGAAAGTCGAACCTGGGCTGCTTGCCACGTGGGCACTAACCGTAGCCTTCATTGTGCTGCTTGTCATGGTGGGAGTCATCATCTATAGCTACCTTCCTCATATGTGACCAAACGAAAGCACGGCTTTGGCAGGCTTTCGATGGTCAAAGCGCGAAAGGGAAGGAGGTGCCTTATGCGGCGCGGGCGTTAGCCCATACCCATGCGCCTGTCTGTAAGTCACTCGAGCGCGACACTGGTGGGAGCCTACAGCAGGATAGGCTCCCACCTTCTTCACAGACTTGCGCCCCAAATTGCCCTCTTGCGTATCCAGATGGGTCTGTGTTATAATTAGGACAGTGAAGAGAAGGAACTCACAAGAGGACCTTCCGCACGCCGCATAGGCCCGAAGGGGCCGGGAAGGAAGTGAATACGATGGCACGAGGACAGGCAACTGCCGAGGCCCCGGCCGAGCCGACAACCGAGACTCAGGCCGCAGAACGGCCCGTCAAGGACGTCATTCGCGAGATGTTCGTGGCCGGCAAGTCCCGGAGTGAGATCGCCAAGGCCCTCAATGTGTCCTACCAGCGAGTCTTCTCGCTGACCAAGGGGCAGAGCAACGCTGCCACCGCCGAAGGCGGAGCACGGCCGAAGGTCATCCTCGAGGGGCTCGAGGGCGAGATGGCTCGGTTCAACGGCGTCGCTCGGATCGAGGCGATTCGGACTCTCTTCGGTGAGGGCCACAAGGTCGGCGAAGTCGCCAAGATGGTAGGCACGTCCTACCAGATCGTCTTCCAGGCCACACGGAATCTGCGCGAGGCCGCGAAGGCCGGCGAAGAGGCCGAGGGCGAGGAGGTCGAGGAGGGCGAGGCCGGCGAGGATCTCACCGAGGGCGAGTCGGACGAGGACGAGGACGACGAGTCCTAGCAGCACCCCGTGGGGGAAGTTCCTGGCAAAGGCCCGAAGGAATCGGAAGGTTCCTTCGGGTCGTTTGCTCTGCCTGGATCCCGGCGAGACCGTAGGGTGGGCACTTTGGGACAGCGGTGACCTAATCGAGTGCGGGCAGTTTAGGGTGGCGGATACCCTAAACGAGCTTGTGATGTTTGTATCCGGAACTGCCCCTGACCAGATCGTAATGGAGAACTACCGTGTATATGGGCATCGTGCTCAGCAGCATGTAGGGTCCGAGGTAGTTACCATCCAATACATCGGGGTCATCAAGCTCGTTGCTGAACAACTCAAGATACCGATTACCCTGCAGATGGCTTGGCAAGCAAAGCAGTTCAACACGGATGCTAAGCTCCGTGCGTGGGGTCTGCATCGCCCGGGTATGGTGCATGCCAATGATGCCATTCGCCACGGGTGCTACTACTACCTGTTCAACAAGGCCAGCTGACCCCCTTCCTAATTTGCCCGCTTGACTTAGCCCTTGGACCTGTGTTATAATAGATCTATACAGAAGTCCAGGGAAGGAGGGCGCGTGGTAAGGTGCTCAAGGTGTGGGCACACCATGAAGTGGTCCATCATAGGAATCCAGCCCTGTCAGAACTGTGGGCAGTTCCTGATAATGCCTGACCTAGATGTAGCTAGGGCACTCGGGATCTTCGATGTGGACTATGTTCCACCATACATCTGGACGGTTAGGCAAGATGAAGCGGTCCTCATCTTCGATGGGTTACAGCTCCTAATGGACGTCTTCCAACACCATTTGGCTGACCACACCAGCCATAATGCACCCGATGAGTTGGTGGGGTCTCTGTCAGGGTCGTACGTGTATGCGAAGATGACCCGCGACAAGTTCCTCAAGATCGTTCCAGACCTTCTTCCGGTCCTAAAGGAACGTGATGGCTGAGAAGCACTGCCCCACATGTCGTTGTGACTACTTCTCGGTTGGGGAGCGTGTTGCTGCGTACGATCATCATGGGGTGCTTCTTGGTCGGGGCCGAGTGACCTCATCACAACGTATGAATGGGCTTTACATGAAGGTCAGACTTGATGGTGGCGTAGAAGCCATCGTCGCGCAGGAGTCGTGCAAACGACTTGTCCGGGTGAAAGCATGATATTCCTCCTTGTAGTCGTCGGATCGTGGTTTCTCGCCACAGGGGCCTCTCTCGTCATTATCTGGACTACTGATCTACCAGCTCTTGAGACTACATCAACAGCCTTCCTGATTGGTGCGGTCTACGGAATCCTTCTGACCTCAGACCTGAAGAGATGGCGAAGACCATGAGAGACCTCAGAACACCAGCGGTGCGGGAGAAGATCCACGAGGGTGGAATGTTCGCCCAAATGATGAACGACCCAGGATGCTCATGTCAGGTCACAACCTGCCTTGAGTGTCCTGGATGCTCCTACGAAGTCCCGGAGGAACTCATTGCTCATTGCCCCAAGTGCGGTGAAGCAATTGGTACCTACGGGTGGGACGGTGTAGAACTGTTCGAGTCATGATGTTGAACATTCCTCCTGGCAGAGAACTACGACCTTATCAGGTCAAAGCAGCTAATACAATGCTTGCCAGGGAGAGATTCTACTTGGGGGATGACCCTGGTGTAGGTAAGACCCCACCGACCATTGTTGCAATTGCCTCACTAGGATTCCCAGACACCCTAATTGTCTGTCCGAAGAACGCCATTGGTGTCTGGGAAGCACACCTAGAGGAGTGGTACGGGCACAAGGCCAAGCTCTACATCTCCGGCCGAGCAAAGTATGCTGACATAGCATCACCAGGAGTCCTTATCACCAACTACGAGCAGCTGGGTGACATTGTAAAGCGTCGGCAGTACTGGTCCGTAGTTGTCCTGGATGAGGCCCATAAGATCCGGAATAGGAAGACACAGGCGTTCACAAACACCAAGCGGATCTCTGCCAAGTACTTCTTTCTCCTGTCCGGGACGCCGGTCTTCAAGGGTGCACAGGATCTGTGGGCACCACTCAACGTTCTCGCCCCAATGAAGTTTACCGCCTACTGGCCATTTGTCGGCAGGTACTGTTTCGAGGACGTCGGTTGGGGTGGAAGTCGGAATGTTTGGGGTGTAAAGGATCCCCTCCAACTTGCCAAGGACCTTTCGCCTTATTTCCTCAGGCGGCGCAAGGTAGATGTCCTAACCGATCTGCCTGTGAAGCAGCGAGACAAGATTCCCTTGCATATGACTCCCAAGCAGGCAAAGCATTACGTGGACCTTGTCAGGGAGATGATGACCGAGACCTCTGAGGGATTGGTCCTTACACCATCGGCTGCCGTTCGAACAGTGCGCCTGCGGGAGCTGCTTGTGAGTCCGCGGTTGCTGGCCATCGACGACGATGGCGTGGCCGTCCCGGCGCTGATGGAGAAGCTTGAGGAGCGTGGGACTCCGACCTTGGTCTATACACCCTTCCGAGCGGGTGTACGTGTCATTGCAGAGTATATACGACGGAACAAATGGGCGGCCCTCGAGCTCGTTGGCGGACTTACGCCTTCTCGCACAGCAGCGATTGTTCGGGAGTTCCAGAATGGAACTGATCCGAATAGGGTTCTGGTTGCAACTGTGTCGATTGGGTCGGCGTGGACTGGGACAGCGGCACAGCAGACTTACTTTGTCGGCTACGACTGGGCACCGCAGATCAACATCCAGGCGGAAGATCGCATGCACCGATATGGGGGTCGAGGGTATGAGGTTTACTACTTTACCCATCGAGGAACTATTGACGAGCATGTGATGGATGTTCTGGGTGGGAAGATCACGGTGGAGAATCTGATCGTCAACCACCGGTTGATCTTGGATACAGGGAGGATCTGAATGGAAGAAGGTCTCATTGTCGCGTTCTTCTACCTTGGTCTGTATCTGCTTCTTAGGGGTATGATGGGGAGGATCTAGTGGAGTATTGGATTGCGGGCTTGATTGGGATTGCGTTGGGCATCCCGATTGCGGTGCTCATCGGTCTGGTGGTAGGCTTGGTGATCGTCCGGGACCGTAGGAAGACAATAGATCCGTGGTCATCGCAGGGGTTACTCTGCCCTGACTGTGGACACCACATCCATCGCCCACGACCTTGCAGCTGGACCTTCGGAGCAGGAAAGAACGAACGGCCTTGTACTTGTCCCGCCCACACTCTGGCCGCCCACAAGGTGGAGGCCCAACCGTGAGCGAAGCGCGTGACATGGAGCGGGCCGCACTGACAGCGATGGAGGCCGCACGCGACCTGCGGTCAGCAGTTGCCGCGTTTGCCGAGGAGCGTCGGCTGATGGAATGGGCGGCACAGCGCATCTCTGAGGAGCGCGGACGGCTTGAAGAAGTCCTCCGAGACGGAGAGAAGGCAATTGAGCCCGGCAAGCCGGAACGCGGCAACCTCATGCGCTTCATCTGCCTGTTCCGCGGTCATCGCTGGGCTGACTGGATCGATAACGGTGGGCGACGGGTGTGCGCGCGCTGCGACTATCGGAGGGTTCGATGAGCCGAGACCCGCAGAGGGAGGCGCTGGACGCCCTGGTCTTTCCGATCGGCGAGGGACCGTGGAACCGGATGCAGGCACGGATCGAGGCGATGCCACCCGGCTCCGACCGCGTACAGGCTCTTGTGGACCTCAACGCCATGCTCATCGAGCATCGCGCCGCCCTCGAAGCCGAGCCCGTGGGGCTGGACGAGATAAGAAGCCGGATTGTGGCCATGCGTCCTTGGCCTGAGGGTGAGACATTACTGCAAGCACTTGAACGTTACGCCGCTACCATCGCTGCCCTCGATACAGAGCCGGAACCTAATTGGCGAAAGGCCATTGCTGAGTCCGACGAGTGGATTGGCTGGGATACAATCTACTGCTATTGGTGTGGTCAAGTTGAACATGAGGGGCATGTAGACACTTGCACATGGGTTGCTGCCCAGCCCGCCAAAGGAGAAGCTCAGGAGGGGACCGATGCCAAGGGTGGATAAGGAGGAGGACCTTCGTTGGAGAGATCAGCTGGGCAAGGTCTACCGCGTGCCCCAGATGACGACGTCACACATCAAGAACTCCATGAAGTACCTCCTGCGCGAGGCGGAACGCCTCCATGATATGCGGACTGTCGGTGCCTTTCAGAAGGTAGTCGATAGTAACGTTGATCTGGAGAAGGAGGCTAACCAGGCCATGGTCGAGTATTGGTTCGAGCACCTGACTATGACTCCGACGGAGTACGCTCGGCGACTCGATATCATGTGGGCGTTTCACCACGAGTTGCAGAAGCGTCGGGTACAGTTTGTGAGACTTGCGAGGGAAGGTGTGGCAAACTTCGAGTTTCCGGCATGAAGACTTACCAGTGCAGCCGATGCAACAACTGGTTCTCTGCTGATCCGAACCATCCAGGTTACCCAGACCTGCATCGGTGCCGAGCAGACCAAGAGGTGACGCAGTTTGAGCGCCTGGTGGCAGAAGTTGGACAGGAGTTTGGTATGCCCGCAGAAGTTATAGGCAGGTTGCTGACCCTCGAGACCGAATCTTCTTAGAAAGAGAGGCGTGTCATGTTCCGGCAATCTGTGTTATAATAGGAGGAGAGATGAGCGCTGTGGGGATTACCAGTTCCGACTTCCTGAACAGGTCCACCGTTGGCCGCCTTTCGTTGGATCTGCTCAGGGAGCCCGACCGAGTGCCTCCCACTGTTGTAGGCTCATCTCCAACAGTGGGTTCGATCGGACTCCCTATGTCTGCGACGACCTTGGTGGCTCTCCCCCCAGCCGTGGGGTCGTCGCAGACACCTCTGAGTGAAGATCGTGGCTGACCATAGGTCACGCCGACAGAAGCTGCTTGCGGTTATCAACCCAAGATCAGGCGCGACTGATGGAGAGCGTGCAAACGCACAAGCCGCCCTCGACCGTGTGGATGCAAAGCGTCCTGCTGGAACGTTGTCTCGTGAGGATATCCTTGTTAGCCCTTCCCAGGAACAAGCTCAGGATCTCTTCGACCGTGCCGTCGATTATGTTGCTCGGAAGTATAAGGTAGACCCGGAAGACCTAAGAGCAGCCGACGAGTACTTCCGACGCGGAGGACATTCTTGCACTGACCCAGAGCACCAGGAGGGGTGGCACTTCCACGGCATGACACGTGTGCACAAGAACCCACCACGATACCGTGAGGGTCAGAAGGTCCGTAGTAACTTCAGAGGGGTGAAGTCCACATGATCGAGAGCGGACAGCAACGTGATGTGGTAACACCCTTCCTAGAGTGGGATCTTCCAGAAACCTCCTCCGGGGATGACCATATCGAGATACACACATCCGACCGAATCTTGTTCAAACGGTGCCGGCGGAAGTGGAACTGGCAAAGCAGCATGCGGGAGAATCTTCTTCCCATCGGGCAGGCTGTTGCTCCCCTGTGGTTTGGAACCGGTTGGCACTTCCTGATGGAAGACTACCACGGGTACCAGAAGTACCCGACGGTAGATCATGCCATCGTTGCCTTCAAGGATGCGCACAACGCGCGTGAGCTTCCAGACGATCCTAGGGCTTTGCTGGACCTCATGGCAGGCATGGCACATTACTACACCGAGGATTGGTTGACATACCATCCAGAACCTTACAAGACCCTGTGGGTGAGCGGGATTCCACAGGTTGAGGTCGACATTGACATCGACATCACTGACCGACTTCATACCAGATGCTGGGATCGGTACGGTGATTCGGATTGGCTGGAAGGAGTTCTTCAAGGTCGACCTGTCATCTACCGCATGACCTTGGATAGGGTGGCAATCGACGAACACGACCTTGTGTACGTTATCGACTATAAGACCGCCCGGCAGGTCGATACCAACAAGCTCTCCAACGACCCTCAAGTTAGTGCGTACTTCTGGGGTGCGGCCGAGTTCTATGGTGACCGACTCGGTGGTGTTGTTTGGCAGCAACATCTGAAGTCCTTCCCCGAAGACCCTGAGTGGTTACACTCCTCGCAGCGTTTCAGCATGAATAGGCAGCAGTGCAGGTCTACGTACCCACTGTACCGAAAGGCACTGAAGGAGAAGTACGGCAGGATTCCAGCGCAGTACGTTGAGTTCCTTGACTGGCTCGCTGAGCAGCAGGGTGACTGGGGCGACCGCTTCGTTCGTCGTGACATTATCCGTCGGAATCCGCATGCAAGGAGGGCAGAAGAGCAGAAGATACTCGACGAGGTCCTAGATATGCTTGATCCGGGACTTCCACTGTACCCAAACCCGACACGTGACTGTACATGGGACTGTCCGTTCAAAGATCCGTGCATTGCAATGGATGACGGCAGCGATATGGACTTCCTCTTGAAGACCTCCTACGAGAAGTGGAAGGGGTACAAGCAGGATTGGAAGAAGCGTGTCATTCTCCCTGATGGATCGAGGTACGCATGATCAACCAAGCGCCTCAGGCACCGCAAGCTACGGCTTTGGTGCAGGCGCCCGCAAAGCCGAAGTTCGAATTCACCACACCATTGGATGATGAATACCTCAACGCCCTGATCTACGGCGAGTATGGTGTTGGCAAGACCACATGTGCAGCAACTGCTGCAGACGTCCCAGAGATGCAGGACGTCCTGTACATCGCCGCCGAAGCGGGGGAGAAGGTTCTCAAGCCGTACGCCGCGCGCGGGCACCTCACAGTCGTTCGGGTCAATAAGTATGCGACGGTGGCCCGCGTCTTCGAGTGGATGGTCCTGCACTGCCGGTACAGGGATGCCGGTGAGACCGAGAAGCTGGCGCAGCTCGAGTCACTGATCACGGGTGTCGTTCCGACGAAGCCCAAGATGTTCCGGACGGTAGTTCTGGACTCACTCACTGAGATCCAGGTCTACCTGATGTACCAGCTGCTCGGCATTGAGATTGGCGGGACTCGTCTCGATCTTCCTCCGGATTCGCCGGAGTTCAAGGAGTGGGGGCAGTCTTCCGAGATGATCAAGCTTCTGATCCGGAGCTTCCGGGATCTGAAGTTGAACGTGATCATCGTGTGCAGCATGGAGGAGAAGGAGGACGAGAAGAAGCGACAACTGAAGCGTCTGCTCCTGCCAGGAAAGCTGGCCGTCAACGTCCAGGGATTCCTCGACGTCGTAGGATATCTGGACAAGGCCAAGACAGACGCCGGGCCAGCATGGCGACTATGGCTGACGAGTGGACAGACGTTCCACGCCAAGAACCGCTTTGGACCCACGGCACCTGAGTACATTGACGCACCGAACATGTCCAAGCTCTATGCACTGAACAACCCCAAGGAGACCACACCCGATGGCAGCAACACCACAGCCCGTCCGACGCCCAGCAGCAACCCCAACCCGACCCGCCCCACAAGCACCCCAGGCCGAGCCCCCGTCCGAGTCGGAAACGGAGGAAATCGACCCGTTCGCCCAGCAGGACGCTGAGGCAGCTGCAGGAGTCGGCGACGACGAGGACCTTGAGAACGACGAGTTCGATCTCTCCGACGTCGAGGCGGTCAGCGGATTCGAGGTCTTCCCAGCCGGAACGTACGACTGCTTCATCGAGTCGTCGGAGTACAAGAAGTCAGCCAAGGGCAACCGCATGATCGCAAGCGTCCTTCTTGTTCGTCTTCCGGACGCAGAGGAGTACGGTCCGAACCGGCTGTTCCACCACGCGACCTTCGCCGAGAAGACTACGGGTCGCGCCAAGCATGATCTCAATGTCATGACCAACGGCGAGATCGATTGGGCGCACACACGCCCGGCCCAGATCGCCGAGACCCTTCCGGGTCGCTACTGCCGTGCCAAGGTGATCATCAAGAACGATGCCACCTACGGCAAGTCGAACAACATCCGGGAGATCCTGCCGCCGGCCGAAGCAATGGGAGGGTTCACCAACTAGTCCACCGCCGGGGATGTTGTGCTGGTTCGTTGGAGTGTGATCGTAGGTTGCACTAACCGTCAACTATGCGCCGTGATTGGGCCGCGGACGTCACACCTGCCACGACTAACGATTGCCGGTCTATGGTGGCATCGGACGCCAGCATAACAGAATAGGAGGGAGTTTGGCGACCTACAGAGCAAAGCATCGTAGACAAGCCGCTGAAGGTACGTGGGCTGCAAAGTACGGCTGCACTGCAGTATCTGCACTCGTAGCAATGGACCAAGCGACCCGCGGTCGAGTCGGACCAGCAATCACTGCCGATCAGTTCCGTGGTAACCAACCAGACCAAGAGGGTGGAATCGATCTCCACGACGCGCGGATCGCTGCGAACTACTACGGCGTGTCGCTCGAGGTTCGTGCATCCTACGGTGGCACGACTCCTGCAACCTGGTCAGACTTCACAGCACTTGGACACCCTACAGCCCGCCGCGCCCTCATCGTCCAGGGCGACCATGACCGTCTACCTGGAGCCCTCAGGTGTGCTGGGTTCTTGGGTGACCACGCCGTTATGTCGTCCGGTTGGCAGATCGTCGACGGGACTCGGGTCTGGGATATCAGTAATCCGTTGTGTGCTGGCTGGGTCACATGGCCGGACCACGTTATGAAGGCCTACGTCGAGGCTTTCGCAGGAAGCAATCGTGCATACGTGGCGGCAGCCCCGCCCACATCGGAGGAGGAAATGCTTGCTGTTGTCCAGGATATCGAAAGGTACCCAAGCCCCCGACACTTCACCGTAAGCAAGGGTACAACACTCAACGGATACGACCCTGCCCAGCCTGGCAAAGTCGTCAAGACATTCACTGCCGCCGATGACACTGGTGCAAGGGCAATCGCAGCCGTCGCTATCTCGTGGCCTGGAACGGTACCAGCTCCAATTCCTCGCGGAGGTCCGTTCCTTCTCGTCGCCGACGGCACGCTCGCGGGCTTATACATCGTCGGTGCCCTCGTCACCCTTAGCCCCACTGCCCCTCCTGCGACAGGTGACTGCTCCCAGGCTGTTGCAGACGCAGTTGCGCCGCTCAAGGCAGAGATCGAAGACCTGAAAGATCAGGTAATGGACGCGGAGCTTGACGCACGTCGCACAGAGTACGACAGGCTCAAGGCAGCCGCCACCGTCTCCATCAAGGTTGAACTCCCTGAGAGGCCATAGGAGGAATGAAGGTGGGTAACTACTCGCTGCGCAACATCTTCACCAAGGAGCCGGTCGCCATCGCAGGCGGACTCAGATCGGTCCTGTTCGTAGCCGTGCTGCTCGGAGCCGTGCTGCTCGACGAGAAGCAGCTAGCCGGGATCGCGCTCGCGCTCGAGCTCGTACTGGGCCTGTTCGCCCGGCAGTCCTCGACCGGCAACGCGAACCTGCCAAAGTGAAGGCAGTTGCCCTCCTCTCAGGCGGGCTTGACTCGACAACCCTTGCCTACTATCTCAGGTCCAAGTACGATGCCGAACTAACCTGCCTGTCCTTCGACTATGGCCAACGCCACAAGAGGGAACTCAGGGCCGCGAAGGAGATCGCCGAAGAGCTCGGGGCTGAACATCACACCGTTGAGCTGCGCGTCCAAGTCCCACCGCTGGAGCACCTCGTCACCAAAGGTCTCGGCTACATCCTCGGCGGCAGCGCACTTACTGACGAATCAGTCCCCGTTCCCGACGGGCACTACGCTGAGGAGTCAATGAAGCAGACGATTGTTCCTAACCGGAACGCGATCATGCTTTCCATTGCCTACGGAGTTGCCGTGGCACGCGGCGCGGAGATGGTGGCCTTTGCTGCCCACTCTGGTGATCATGCTATCTACCCAGACTGCCGTCCGGAGTTTGTCGAGTATCTGAACTTGGCACTCCGAACTGGGAACACTTGGGCGACTCCTCAACCTGACCTAGTTGGTCCGTTCCTTCACATGACCAAGAGTGACATTGCCGGGATGGCACGTGACTTAGCAGTTCCAATCGAGAGGACCTGGTCTTGCTACAAGGGGGAGGAGTATCACTGTGGCGTCTGCGGAACGTGCTACGAAAGGCGGGAGGCCTTCGAAGAAGCGGGAATTGTCGACCCAACTTACTACGTCGACAATACCACCCGCTTCGCAGCTCCCTCTTGAGTTTGGAGAGGAGGTCGAGGTAGTTGTCCGATATAGAGGGCAGACGTGGACCGTGAAGGGCAGCGTCCGCGAGGTCTCCCTGGACCGTGATATTGAGGACATTTCAGGTCCGTACGATGTGTGGTCCGAGTACCGCCCTTCGGGTATTGTTCGATTGGGTATTGTTCTGGATCAGAGAAAGGCACTTCTGGAGACATGAGCAAGTCCCAGTGGGAGAAGTGTAAGCACAACACCGTCCATAGGATAGAGCAGACCACCAGATCTGGTGGGGGCTTCACTGTGTGGAAGTGTTCAACTTGTGGGCTCGAGTTCAAGCCCACCACGAACAAGAACTGACTCATGAAGTGGGTTCATGCCAAGGACCCTGAAGATAAGCATCCCGTCGATCCACACTACGCCGCAGATGGTAAGTGGGTGTGTAACACTTGCCGTGAACCGATAAGGGAGGCTAAGTGAACAGTCCAGATTGGGGATCGCTAGAATCGATCCAGAAGCAGGCACACGAGATTGCGCAGACACATGGATGGTGGGACACCGCAGACGACTGCAATGTCCCGACTAAGCTAGCTCTGGCAGCCGGCGAGTTGGTCGGCGAGGCGCTCGAGACCTTCCGGGCCAACAAGATGGAGTTGTACTACCAGTACAAGAACCCGGAGACGGGTAAACTCCAGAGGATCACGCCGGAGATCCATGCGGAGATGCTTCGGCAGGAGGCGGCGCTTCAGGAAGGTCAGCGGCAGTATAAGCAGGGGGATTTCAAGCCAGCAGGATTCGGGATCGAACTGGCGGATGCAATCATTCGAATTGGGGACCTTGCTGAGTGGCTCGACATTGACCTTCAGCAGATGGTTCACATCAAGCAGAACTTCAACAGGACGCGCCCAATGAGACACGGAGGCAAGAAGGTTTGACGTCAATCAGCAAGACGTTCGACTTCCACGCTGCACACCGTCTTCCCAACCACGACGGGAAGTGCCGACGCCTCCATGGCCATACCTACCGTGTTGACATTATGATCACGGGTAACATTATCGACACGGAAGGCGACAGTAGCCAGGCAATGGTGATCGACTTTGGAGTCCTGAAGGACATCTGGAAGGGGTTCGACGAACACCTTGATCACCACGCCCTCCTCTGGGACAAGGACCCCCTCGTTGATCTTATCAACGCCGGCGTAGGAAGCTTGGAGGAGTATGGAATTGAGGTTACACCAGTTCCACCTACTGCTGAACACATCGCTGAGATGATCTTCCGAAACCTGTGGGCGGCACTCGCTGAGCGGCCAGAACCTGTTATCCTGGACGCTGTCCGTGTCTGGGAGACTCCAACCTCGTGGGCGCTATTCGACGGTCGGCACATTCACATCATTCAGGGCTACGACCCTGGTGCCCCTGAGGGTGACCGAACAGTTATCAGCAAGGTGAACTAATGACCACCGATGAGCGTCGATTCGCGGTGGTGGAGATCTTCGGGCCGACTCTGCAAGGAGAGGGGGCACTAGCGGGAGTGCCTTCACACTTCATCAGGTTTGGTGGATGCGACTTCTCCTGCCACTGGTGTGACTCCGCACATGCTGTCCTGCCAGAGAACGTACGTCAAGCATCCAAGATGCTGACTGATGAGATCATCATTGCCGTCCTAGAGCTCCGGGATCTGTCGGCAGATTGGGTGACCCTTTCTGGTGGTAATCCTGCACTGCATGACTTGGGCAAACTCGTGGAGGCGCTACACTCCCTACAGTTCAAGGTGGCAGTCGAGACTCAAGGTTCAATGTGGAAGGACTGGCTCTCCTACGTTGATCAGCTTACAGTTAGCCCAAAGCCACCGAGTAGCCGAATGTCCAATGAGTACCTGCCAACCTTCATGAAGAAGGCTATTGGGGTGGAAGGTAAACACTACACCGATGTACACTCCGAGCGAGCAACCATCTGCTTGAAGGTGCCGGTGTATGATGAGGACGACCTCGACTTCGCACTTGGCGTTCATTGGTCGTATCCGGATGTTCCGTTCTACATCAGCATCGTGACCGAAATGGGAGGACTTCGTGGGGACTTCGCCGACGGAAGAGTCGACACCGCCGAATCGCTCCTCACCCGCTACCAGCGTGTCGTCCAAGACGTCCTCCGCCGTGGAGTCTCCGACGTCCGAATCCTTCCGCAGCTCCACTACCTCATCTGGGGGAATCGAACAGGTGTCTGACGACGAACCCTTCGACAGCATGGTCAAACACGCAGATAGCATTCTGCAGATTCTGGTTGGCCCAACGTACAGCAGTGAGCACTTCAAGGACACACCGACAAGGTACGTCAGGATGTTAGCGTCGTTTACGCAGTACACGGAGGCTAACCTTGCTGCCATCCTCAAGGCAGGATTCGAAGAAACTCAGGACAACATCCTCGTTACCCAACGTCACATCCCCTTTGCAGGTCTTTGTGCACACCACCTACTCCCCTTCTGGGGAGAGGCCCGACTTGGTTATTTACCCCGGAAGCGGGTCGTCGGACTCTCCAAGTTGGCACGGCTCGTGTTTGCTGCAGGGCGTGTTGCGCCTGGTACCCAGGAACACATCACCAACCTGATTGCTGACACCCTCTACGACACCCTCGAGCCAATCGGGGTCGGGGTCATAACAACTGCAGCCCATGGCTGTATGGCAGTGCGAGGTGTAAATGCTCCACAGACTGTAACACAGGTCAATGCGCTTCGTGGCCAAATGCTCCTGAACCCGCAAGCGCGGGCGGAGTTCATGCAAACAGTACAGGAGTAGAACGGTGCAGGAGAAGGACGAGACCAGTGGCGAAGACCAGCCTCAGGAAGGACAAGCCAGTTCGACGGAAGAAGCCACAGAAGGAGCGGCCGCAGGCACTCCGGAAGAGGCAGTCGGCGGAGAGACAGACCAGAAGGATAGTGAAGAGGGAGCGTCGGAAGCTCCTGAAGGAGGAGAGGACACTTCGGGAGAGGTTGGCGGCCCTGAATCCGAGGCAGAGGAAGCCGAAGGCGAAGGTGGAGACGACAGCGCCGACAGTGGATCCGACGCTGAAGGGGAAGGCGAGAGCGAAGGCGAAGAAGGAACTCCGGAGCTCTGTGGAGTCGACGGTTGTGTCCGACCACCCCACCCCGCGACGCCGCTCGCGCACTCCTTCGGTCGACAGACCGGCCGAGACCTCCTCGGGTAGTGTCAGCCAGCGAAAGGTACCTAGCCCTCCTAGAGGAGGCTAGTGACCTTCATACCCGCAAGAATCGTGGGTATGCCGGGGATAGCCCTGACCCCTGGATCAACTTCCGGGGGTCAGAGCGTCTTGGCATTCCGGCATCTGTAGGTTGCGTCATAAGGCTCCAAGACAAAGTTGCACGTGTCGAGAACCTCATCCGCAATCCAAACAACGATCAGGTCAATGAGTCCATTCGGGACACACTAATGGACCTGGCAGCCTACAGCTACATTGCCATCTGCTTGTTGGAGGAGGAATGGGCAAGAGAGGAATCAACGTTCCCGAAGACCTCTCCTGCGTCGGACAATACTACCACGACTCAACCGTTGAGGAGTACTACGCCAGTGCTGCAGATCGGGACGCCAGAGTGAGTCAGCTGCAGTCGCTGGGGCGCTTCCCGGTGCGGTACTTCACAAGCAGCAACGTGCGTTTGGGGTTGACTAGTGTGTGGGGTCTCCGTTGGACTGAGCCGCGAGGGGAGGACTTGGATGCAATTCGCGCCGGTAGCTAACCTGGCCGGCTACGATCGCCTTGAGGAGTTGGGTCTGCTTGGAAGTTACCATCTGCTTATTGCGACCGAGGTGGTCAAGGACGTTAGCGCATGGGAGAACTTCTGGTTGGTCCGCGGACCAGTAGATGGAGACCCCGAGCGCTTCGTTATCATGGACAATGGGCTGATCGAGACAGGCGTTCCAACTGACCCGCAGACACTGAAGGAGGCGGCAGATGCTGTAGAGGCTACCTGCATTGTCCTTCCGGATGTTCTGCGGGACTACCACAAGACCCTGAAGGTTGTGTCGGCAGCACTGCCAGAGCTGCAGCGAACGGGATATCCGCTGATGGGGGTGGTGCAAGGGCGTACATGGGAGGAAGTTGACTACATTGTCGACTTCTACCAGCGGGTTGGAGTTCAGTTTCTTTCAATCCCACGTGTGATGGTAGAAATCTTCGGATCACGTGTTCCGCTGGTTCACCGCTTCCGACACCGTGGAATGCCGATCCACCTGTTGGGGTTCAGCGAGAACATGTGGGACGATGTCGTCTCTGCGACCATGTCAGGTGTAATAGGGCTTGACAGTGCGGTTCCCTTGTGGTACCACACATCACTTCCCGAGAGGCCACCTCTGAATGCCGACTTCGGTCGTCGCCCAAGAGACTACTGGACGACCCCAGGAGATGCGTTCAACTACGACAATGTGGGGAAAGTACGACAGTGGCTGATAGATGCACTGGATGCCCGTACACAGGAGGAGCGGCAGGGACACGTGGTGACCCCTTAGCTCCGGTCTGTGTCGTTGGAGAAGCACCTGGGGCGGAAGAGCTGCGCACTGGAGTTCCATTCGTCGGGCAGTCTGGGCGGCTACTCTCAAGAGCACTGATGAAGGTTGGTATCGATGAGGGTCAAGTCTACTTCACGAACGCACTCCGCTGTAGACCTCCAATCGGACAAGCCCCGCCGAGGGAGGCGATTGAAGCGTGTCGTTCCCGTCTACTCAGTGAGGTGGGCAGTACACAACGCCGAGTTGTTATCGCCCTTGGCAACTCAGCAGTGCGCTCGCTACTCAATAACCATTCGCTCAAGATCACGGCGGAGCGTGGTAAGGCTTTCCCGTCCGAACGGGGCGTGGTCGTTGCAGCTCTCCACCCCGCAGCAGTTCTTCGAGCTTTCGGAGAGTATCCTCGCTTCCTTGCCGACCTTCGTTACGCAGCTGGCTTCCTTGACGGCCAGCAGATCAAGTCTCCTGGAACAACCCGCTGGGACCTCGTCACCCCCTTCAACATTCACCGTGTCGTAGACGTCCTCCTCAAGCAGCCCCACCTTGGTGCTGACGTCGAGACCGGCGGGTTCAATCCAAGATCTGACCTGCTTCTGGTCCTCTCGGTTGCATGGACCACAAACAGGGTTGCTGTCTTTCCAATGCATCACCCACTTGATCGAGAGCGCAACCTCCTCGAGCCTTACCACCCACTCGGGCACTCATTCTGGAAGCTCATAAGATACTTCCTTGAGGCCCAGGGACCGCGGTGGATCTGGCACAATGGTAAGTTCGACACTGCGTTCTTCCACACCTTAGGCATCGACGCTCGGGTCGACGAAGACTGCATGTTGATGCATTATACCCTCAACGAACAGCGCGGCACACACGACCTCGCGCAGCTGGGTGGAGATTATCTTGGGGCTCCCAACTGGAAGGATGCAATGGCTCAGGAGGCCATCGCGAAGGGGTACATCAAGAGCAAGCAGGAATCATTCGCAAAGATTCCACCATCGATCCTGTACCCCTACAACGCCCGTGACGCAGATGTCACACTACAGCTGTTCCACGAACTGAAGAAGGTGATCACCAAGCGGCGGAACCTCGGTCTGCCGAAGTTGTATGAGCACCTCCTGATCCCATCTTCCAAGTTCCTCCAGGAAGTAGAGCACACTGGAATGTGGGTGTCGACTGAGTACTTAGATCAGGCAGATGAGGTCTACCAGGCACGCGCTGAAGCCGAGCGGTACGACATCCTGAAGGTTGTTGAACCGTTGTGGGACCCACAAGTTTACGCCAAGACAACGGGTGCTGTCAAGGTCCCTCTGGTGTTCAATCCCGGTAGCCCCAAGCAGAAGCTGTACATCCTCCGTGACGTACTAGGACATCGCATTGTCAACACACGTGCAGCGACCCTCGAGGCACTTCCGAAGAACGATCTCGTTGACGCCCTCATGAAGTGGATGAAGACCAACAAGGTAATCACCACCTACATCCGTGGAGTTCAGGAGCGCATCGATGAGGATGGGCGAGTTCACGCTACGTATCTTATCCACGGAACTACGACGGGGCGTCTCTCTTCGCGGAACCCCAATATGCAGAACGTCCCTCGCGACCCGTACGTCAGGAATATCTTCCAAGCTCCTGAAGGTCGGATCCTTGTGGAGCTTGACTACAGTCAAGTGGAACTCCGGGTTCTTGCAGTCTTCTCGGACGACGCATTCCTGAAGAGTGTTTACCGGGAAGGCCGTGACCTCCACGACGAGGTGTCCACTGCACTCTTCGGTCCCAATTTCAGCTCTGAACAAAGAATCAGAGCTAAGTTCCTGAACTTCGGAATCGCTTACGGACGCGGCCCAAAGTCAATTCACGAAGAGTTCGGAATGCCTATTGAAGAGGCATCAAAGATGATTCGTGATTGGTTCAGAAGGGCACCTCAAGCCGCTTCTTACATCGACGAATGTCGTCGAGCTCCTATAGAAGGGCGTCAGCTGAAGACTCCCTTTGGACGTAGAAGGCGTTTCACCTTGGTGACGCGGAACAACCTGGTCCCCATCCAGAATGAAGCCGTCAACTTTGCCATTCAAAGCACTGCCTCAGATTTGACCCTTTTGAGTGCAATAAGGATGCGAGATCGCTTGGTCAATAAGTGGGAGGCTCACGTAACGAATCTCGTTCATGACTCAATTCTGGTGGAGGCTCCTGAGGATGGGGACTTGGATGGAATGATCGCTTACGCCAAGGAGGTCATGCAGCAGTTGCCGACCACCATTCTACATACCGACGTCCCCTTTGAGGTGGACGCTAAGGTGGGGAAGAAATGGGGAGACTTCAAGGGATGACGGGAGATCGAGCAGTACGACGCCTCAAGTCGCGGCCAATCGGGGCGTACAAAGCCCCCAAGACCAGGTACCTCTGCCGACTGTGCAGCTACCACTGCGACTCCCTGAGTGCGGGCTTTGCACACTCCCAACTCCTTCATGGCCCCTGGCCAGCCGCCGAAGGAGGATCAGCCGGAGCGGCGTACGCACTCAAGCTCTCCGCGCAGGCGCGAGCGAATGGGGTAGCACACCCACGTGGCGGCAAAGTTCACTTGCCACAGTGGCGAAGTAATTAGTCTGTTCGGACGGTCAGTGACACGACTAGGTCGGATGTCGATGTGTAGGTAGGTGTACCACGAGCTACCAGGACTCCGAAGAGTGAAGTACCGGGCAGCACGTAAGGATGGTCAAGTACCTTCGTCGCAACTGAGTTGTCACTGAAGTCTGCGTAGTCTGTTGCTTCGATCGGAACAACACCTACACAATCCGCAAGCTCGGCATCGGTCGGATCGAAGATGAGGTTGTCCGTGGGTGCAGCAGGTGCAGCAGCGAAGAGAACCAGGTCGAGAGCTGCTATCTGCTGACCCTTATCGACGATCGTGACTGACTCCAGCAAGCCGGTTAGGATGCCGGTCCGCGCAACGCCTGCAAAGGTAAGGAGGGCTCCGACTGCGTCCTTGGCGGTGTAAGCTACTCCGCTGGAGATCGTAGGGGTTTGCGCAACTCGAACACGACGCCTCTGTGTGTCTACAAACAGGCGACCTTCAGCATCGACGATGAGGGGTCGAGCCGTATCTGTTCCTGTTCGATCAACACCACCCGCTACAACAATCCCATCGGAGGCAACGAATTCATCGGCGTCCTGATGTGTAGCTGCACCTTGCCAACCGGCATCCTGATCAAGACCGACATCCTTGATGCCGATCATCAACTTCACACGAGCAATTCCATCGTCGGCGTATCCGGTATCCGTAGACTGCAGGTCGGTGTTCTTGATGGATGCTGGTCCTGCCATTTCCCTCTCCTACGTTACTAGCCACGGACTTGATACGGCAAACAGGATCTTCTGGGGTGAAGTTACACCAAAGACCTGTTCTCCGAACTCTTCGGCGTATGTCTGGAGGTCTGCTACGTCCCAGCCATGCCAGGTTGTACATAGAGGATCACCAACGATGATGCGGCCGCTTACCTGAGACGGTAAGAGAATGATTGCATGGTTGTCCTCGAAGTTTGCCTGGCACTTTACGTAGGTTGGTAGCTCTCCATAGTCTCCTTGGAGGATGACTGCCCTTCCTTCACCTAGAGCACTAAGAACTTGCGCCCAAGTCTGCCCGCTACGAACACCGAGAACCTGATTCCAGTGCCGCCATGCCTGTCGAACATTGTCCAGGCTTGTACCTGGACTACCGCTTGCACCGCCAATGTCGGCCTCACTCTTTCCGCACCACGGTATAAGTTCACCGCCCCAGACTTGTGTAGCTCCACGTGTCTGCCAATCGAGAGCCATCGCGCCCGCTTCAAGGGTGCAGATGAAGGCGTCTAAGGTTGTTGTTGGATCACCAATCTGACGGCGGAAGATCGGCAGGTAATGCGGAGTGAAGGGTAGGAACCCCCCGCATGCAGCGCAGGTACCAGGAGGAGGAGCGGTATCGATTCTCTTGCGTCCTGTTAGCCTGTTTACAAGCCAGAAGATTCCGTGTGGCTCATTGTGGCTTGGATCCTCTACCTCAGTCTCCTGGTTGAACTGGGCCTGAATCTGCTGTGTGAGTTCTGGAAACTGAGCAGACGTGATATTGAATGTAAGTTGCAGCTTCTCGTCCGGACCAGGAAGCATAGCGGCTACGTCATCATAGAAGGGGTAAGTATCAGGAGGCCCGAAGGTGGTGTTCGGGTCATTGTCGTTCGAACTGTGACTTACCAGAACGGTACCAACATAATCTGGGCCGCTAGGCTGGTTTGGTTCCCAATTGCCTTGCTCCAGTTGGTAACTGCTTTCCTCATCGCCAACGTCACCAGACAGCATGGATGAGCCCTTGACCCGAACAGAGAGGACCTCAATAACGTCGGGGTCAAGCTCTTCAGGTTGGGCATACGTCAGGAATGTACGACGACGAATGCCTCCGGGTGGGTTAGGAAGTCCATTGAAGCCATTGACGTGTTCATCATGCGGAACATCCGTATATGCAGTCCCGTGGGTCCACTCATACTCCTCAGTTATGAAGTTCCATGAGACGGCCCAGATGTCTGACGGGTTGTTGATTGTATCCTGAACCTCAACCTGCTCTGTCTCATTCTCCAAAGTCGACTCACCGCAGAGATCGAGTGGTGGGTCTCCTTGTGAGATCGTGATGCTCTGGAAGCGAACCTCAGCTGCTACGCTGCCAGCTGTCAGCTGAATGAATGTGTCCGTTAGATTACCGTCACCGTCAGCCTGCTCGTCCCATGAAGATGGTTCAGTTCCCTGCCACAGTCGGACAAAGGTTCGCTGCAAGGTTCCGCCGAAGGGTCCAGCTCCAGGAGTTTCCTCATACCGAAACCTTACGCCAAATGCCTGGTTCCAGTCAATTCCGCTAACAGGAACAATTATACCGGAGAAGTCGTACTCATCGTCTGTAGGTCTAATCTCTACGTAGGGCCCTGAGTGGTCAATCAGAAGGGTCGCATCCGTAAAGCTACCCACGAATCTAACTGAGTAGGCAACTTCGTAGGGAACCCCTAGTGGCTCAAAGCCTTCTAGGACATCGCAAGCAGCAGTCGTGAACTTTGCGTCAGCTGCTGATAGACGTCCTTCGCCGGTGAGGACTTCGACCACCGACGACAAACCGGCGGGATCATCTGTATTGTGCGACCAAGAGGGTGGAGTACCGGGAGTTGAGGGTTCACCCCAATCTCCTACTGAATCATCCTCGAAGTCTTCCCATGTACAAGTGGATTCACCACCGCATCCCAACTCCTCAAGGGTGTTAGGATCTGCTGGAGCGACCTTGAAGTCATCGAACTGCCAAAGAATGACCTCGTCTTCGTCATTCTCGCTTGTAACAGCGAAGTAAGTTGTAAGGGTGAAGTCACCCATTGGATCGAACCACGTTCCATCGTCAGCTTCAAGACTCCAACCAGGCTTTACTTCGCCGTCCCTCCATACACGAACAGCCTTGCGGGCATTCGATCCGTTCTTTGCAACGAGCAGTTCAACAGTATGCCATGCACCTGTCACCCAGTCAGTCTTCTCGAACTGGCCGTTGTCGTGATCTACGAAACCTGCCCAGGAGGGAGGTTCGGTACTGACATCCATCTGTAGATCGGTCGTGTAAGCGCCTGTACCGATAGACCAATCTACCCTGGTGGTATCAAAGGCTCCGTAGGCCCGTGTAAACCGGAACCGGAAAGAGTAAATGCATGAGTCAAGCCAAACCGAGTTGGCGTCCCCGGGTATCGCAAGCTCTTCGATATGGGTGACCAGGATGTCGCCGTCATTGAATTGAGCCCAGCCAACACCTGCATTCACGATCGCCAAGATGGAAGCGTGACTACTCTCATTGTACTCAACACCACACGACGCTGTATCCCATCCGGTCGTATTACGATCGTTGAAGTCGTCGATAATAAACAAACTACCGGCCTGACCGAGCTCATTGCAGCAATCGCATGAGGGAACAGGATCAGGAGTCGGTGGGTCATCACGTGGGCCAAAGACGTGAACAGCCTTCGACCGACCCTTGTAATGTGAACGTTGGAAGAACGGCCCACGCAGCTCGGAGTCGTGAAGGGTTGGACTACGCTCATCGACGTAGATGGCGTGCCCACGGCCTCTATATCTGGCCCCCTCAGCTGATAATGGGCCAGTGGGGACAACTGAGGTGAGTTGATTGTCTACATGGATGATTCGTTCGCCGTGGTAACCAGGCTTCGAGAAGCCAGTAGCAGGTGTTCCTACGAGAGCCGAGATACCTCTAGCTGTCGGGGCAATTCCTAACGCAGCCAAAGCGTAGCGTGCGGCTACAATTTCGCCTGCACCAACGGCAGTTGGGCCAAATGCGAAACCTGCCAGTCCAGAGCCAGCACGACTTGGACTTCCTCGAACTGCAGTAGGCAGGGCAGCAAGGCCAGCAAGGTCTGCGCCGACCTTGGAGGCGATGCCTGGAGCTGTTGGCAGGCTAACAAGTTTACTGGTGCCCTCGAAGTCTGATGGGAGTTGCCCAACAGAGGTCGGCTCGAAGGCTACGCCGCCGAGGGCAGATCCTTCCTTGGCAGCAGAACCGGGTGAAGATGCACCAGAGATGAGGCCAGCAAGAGAGCTACCCGTAGCTGACTCCGGAGCAGCTGCAGCATATACAGATGCCCCTGCGTGGGTAACTCGTACCTCGCCGCTCGCAGTATCAATAATGTAGCCTACCGCCAAATCGAGGCTAGAAGCAGACCACTGATCTTGCGTTGAAGGATCCTGTAGATATGCTCGCTGTCTCTTCGGGTACCCACTGATGAGGTTCGCTGAGGATTGTGTATGCAGATAGGTGGTGTTCGCCTTGGTCCGCAGGCGGCCTGTGTGATTAGCTAGTTGCCTCAGTGCAAGCTCGGGTACTACCCCGTAAATTGGATCTTCGAGCCCTGCATCCACTGCTGAGCGCAATTGGGCAGTATAGAAGGCACCGACTGTACTTGATGCAACGTATGTAGTGTCTCCATCTGTGTCTGGATCATCAACGTCAGTGTACGCCCCTGTGAAGTTGCTGTTCTCAGCTTCATCTACAGGAGGAAGCCAGAATACAACTCCTTGCTCAGGAAGCGCATACAATGCCAGCACAGCATCGTCAATAATGATCTCCGCTGGCTCATGTGTGGCTCCAAACCTAAAGATGCCAGGACCGGTGGTAGCAAGGGTCGCAGTCGTCGTAGAGGCTACAGGCGTTCCGTCAATAACTAGGCTTATCTTCGCTGCACCTGCGTCATCTAAATCCTCACCGATAATGACAAGGTCATACCACTGATTCGGTGTAGGTTGCCATTCGGAGCCAACGAGGTTTGTTTCCCCATAGGTCAACTGATATCCGGTTTCAGTACCACGCAAGGCAATGCGGCTAAGGAGTACCTCTACGATATTGTGGTAGAATGGAGCCATTGTCGTGCCGTACGCAACGTGCTTGAAACGCATTCTGGCGTAGACAGAGTTCGGGGTTTGGGGATTGTTGTTGGCTCCATCGAAGCGGACACCACGCTGCGACCCCCACTCCGCATCAACCAGATTCGTCTGGTTTACAGGAGTTATCTTGATCCAAAGGGCTTTGAGTCCGGGGGTATAAGAGCGATCGGAGTCTCGTGTGATAAGGGGGCTTGTCTCACGTGGACTCTCTCCACCGACCATAGTCACGATCTGCGGGACTACAACGAAGGTCTCGGTGAACCGAATCCATGAGTCGCCAGATGCAGAAGCTGTCTTCCCAGCATACGTCATTGACGCAGTGTGGCCAGAGGCCATATCACCGCCAGCATCATTGATGAAGACTCGGATGCGGAGACGATCACCACGTTTGACCGCGGTCGAGGTTGGACTAGCAGTCCAGTTACGGGCTGCCAAAGAGGTTCCTAGCTCAGTGCCGTGCTCGGAGTTGATGATCGTTGACTTGACGGCGTAGTTCGCGTCACATAGCTCAACGATCACCTGCATGCCAGCATTGGCCTGCATGGCACTTTCTTCGGCCCACAGGTTGAAGGTGATGTCTCCGGAGATGGTGATGGCATCGAGCGGCGGGCTATACCACTCCAGAACGTTACCAGCACCCGACACTCGGCACTGGACGCCGCTAGTGGGCCCGGTAACCGTATTAGTCGTGGAAGTCGCTACTCCGCTCCCTCGACGTGTGTTGGCGAGGAGCGAGGTAGTACTCGCAGTATCTATATCGAAGCGAGACAGTTGAGACTGATTGAGGAAGAGATCAGTCGCCATGGCGATGCCACGGGCGAGGGGAGCGTCGCTCTGCGTTTAGGTCATGCCACGGCCAACCGTCGAGCCAGAAGATGACGCGCTTCCACCACGGAGTCTGAAGAGTATCGAAGCGCTGATCGTGGTCCGACAGGCGCTGCTCAAGAACACTAATACGTGCCTCGAAGGACTCGGTGATCACACGAGCCTCTTCCGAGAGGTACTGCATCACTCAACCGGAACGTCGGCAAAGATGAAGTAGACAAGTCCAGTCATCGCGCCAGTCGTCAGGACGGTTCGTGCCCGACCCTCACTATCGGTAGCGCTTACCTCAGGAATCAAAGAACCCTGACCAGTAATCAAGGTACCAGCCGAGTTGTAAACCTCGAGGGTCCACTTGACCACCTTACCTGGGATACGCCAAGGTGCCCCTGCCTTATCGGTAAGCTGCGCTGTAATGGTTTGTGTTGAGTTAGGTCCAGGTGCAAGGTCAAAGGTATCAATGACGACACGGTTGACAGGCGGCGGCCATCTAACATCCCCACCCCCCTTAGGAGGCTGCATGGTATATCGACTGGTTGGACCATCACCCCAGTCAATAGTGTACTCACGAACATCCGCTCCAGGAATCAAAGTCGTTGATACACGCTGAATTACGAAGTACTTTCCGTTCAGCGTTGCGGGGAGACGTGAGTCAGTTATCTGTACAAGCTGACCCGCTCTCCATCCATCGACTCCTGAGACCTTGCACGACCCTCGAAGGGTAGGAACACTTCCTCTGTAGAGCGCTTGTCCGCCGAGGGCGTCTCTCTTTGCTCTGGTGGTCGAGACAGGGGCTCGAAGGTAGGCCTGACGTTTGTTGAGGTCCTGTACTGCGTCATTTACCCACCCCGAGCCCCCCACGCCAACTTCTGGTTCAACGACTGTCTCAACATACTTCTCGACGGTGATAGACCCGTACCCGAAGTAGTTGGTGTCATTGTCGACTAGGAACCCCTGCTTGGGTCCTGAGGTCATCTGCCAGAAGTGCCCACCCTTGCCATTGGCCGAGTTGAACGGAACCCGGATGAAGACGACGTCGTAGGGACCTCCTGGCCCGAAGTTCTCGAAGGTCGAGCTGATAAGACCGTTGGCCTGCTTCTGCCATATCTTGGTGGAGGATAGAAAGGTTAGCCTGAACTTCTCAGTAGTAAGGGATCCATACCCTTGAGGGTCGATGAAGATGGTTTCGCCTACAGGATCGATGGCTGGTGCATTGTACACAAATCCTGTACCACCTTGAACGTAGACCTGTTCAGGCATTGCATGTCCGTCGAACGTAAACGACAGCTCCCGGAATCCAACCTTGAACGCACCTATCTCGTCGTTGTTTAGGTTGTAAGGTGAGATGGGTAGAAGTCCGGGATTGGCCTCCGGCAACATGAGCGCTGATAGGGAGTTGGGACTGTTAGGGTCACCACCCAGACCAGCCATTTGCTGGGCCAGCTCCTGCCATGCCGGAATAGCTACCCAGTGAAACTTCAAGTCGGGATCGAGCCAGAACTGGAGGTTCTGTGCTATTTGGGAAGCCAACTCCTCAAGTGCACTCTGTAGATCGCTGTACTGCCAGCTGAGCATAGGAAAGTCAACGAGGTACTCTCCTACAAACTCATCGGTGTCGACGGCTTGGCCGTCCACACGGAAGTACTTATCGAACAGGTGCTGGATGGTAAGTCGGTCTGTGCGCAGCGAATGGGCGTTGATGTCAATGTTGACGTAGTCACCTAGTCCGTCGACGTCCTGCCAGGTAACACCATCCAGGGCACCAATGAGCCTCTGGGGCTTCTGGTCATTGTAGTCAACACAGTCCAGCTTCCACTTCCGCCACGGCATTCCTGTCGGCAGTTCCAGAGGCGTTCGGATGATCTCACCGCGGAACAGAACATGACCCGTTGAGCGGACTTCCGCCTTCACATCCCAATGTGGCTGCGGCTCCCAGGTGTTAGTACGATCCTGAACGGTCAGTGTAGCGCGCCCCGTACCGCCAAGGATCTCCTCAGGGGTAAGCGACCACTCCATATCGTCGCTTGCCTCGACATGGTTGACGGTCAACAGGATCGGCGTGGGCATTACCTAAGTGACCCTGTTGAAGGAAGATGTCGTTCTCCGTACACAGTATCCTGGACGTACAACTGCTGATCCGTCCACTCTGCCAGTTTCTCCTCCCCGACCTGAAGGATAATCGTACCACCACCTCGACCGCCTATATCACCAAGAGTACGGGTAACAACATCAGATGATCCGCCTGCAACCGGAGTGATGGTCGTAGGCGACATTGGTCGTGATCCGACCTCGCGAAGTAGACTCGCAATGTTGGCTGGTGGGACCATCTCATCCTTGTGGAGCAATGCAAGAAGGTTGTCCTCAAGGATGTGCCAGGCTCCTCCCTGGAATGGCAGTGCACGGTTCGTAGGCCTGACAGTCGGAGAGGTGTCGGGTAGGGGTGTTTGTACATGGTAGCCTGGAATGAGGTCTGCGTAGAGCCTCATAGCTTCGTAGGCAGCCAGGACATTCTCCTTTAGCCCGTCCACGAACATGGAAGTAAGCAGAGACCCTGCATCCTTGTAAGTGATGCCGTAGCCTTCCAGCAGGGCGATTATCTGGTCCTGGGTGGTCTGCCACTCCTGCGGGTGCTTTGCCAGTTCTCTCTGCAGTAACTCTAACTGCCGGTCGAAGCTCTCTTGCTGGAATTCATGGCGACGATCTTCGGCAATGCGCTGCGCTTCGGCAACAGCATCGTTGGCTTCCTTCTGCTGGTCAATCCGATCAGTTGCTGCGTCCACTTGCGCCTGCATGTCATCAATATGGGTCTGCGCAAGGAAGTCCTGGAGCGCAAGGATAGCGTCTCGTTGTGCCTTTGGATCTGAGGCTTCACGAACTGCTTCGCGGAGTCTGAACTCTTCGATCTTGCGACGCTGGAAGTCAAGAGCCTTCTGTGCCTCAGTGACCGGGGACTGGATGAGTGCAGCCTTGGCATCCAGGATGGCATTCTTCTGCCGCCGAGCATCGTCGATCGCCTGGAGATTCCTTTGGTGCAGTGCATCGAAGTAACGGTGGGCAGCTGACCGAATCTCCGAGAAGGCGGTGGACAACGAAGATAGAGCACTGCTCTTCTGGGAGGTACGCTCAAGCTCCTTGTTGACGTCCTCCATAGCGCGGCGAACTGCATCAGCGGCTGGCCGGAATCGCTCCCACGGTGGTGTTGGGTCGAACGCATCCATGAATGCTTGTGCCCGCGCAGACTCGCTCAGGTACCCATCCTCGACACCGTCAGCAAGCGCGCGCCCCGCATTGAGGCCCTTCGAGTAGGCTCCCTCCGTCAGCACATCTAGGCGCTCTGTGATAAGCTTGATCGTCGCCTCCGTTTGGGCAACTACTGCAGGGTCACCAGACTGCATCCCTGCGGCGATGTTTGCGTGGTGCAGCATACCGAAGAGGCGTGCAATCTCGACCTGTGGGTCGAGCTGTGCACGGACCATCTCACCAAGGGTCCTCAATGCCTCAAGAGGTGCAGACTGGGCTTCGCGGATGCCCTCTGCCATCTCTTGCATAGCAGCCCCACCAGACTGCCGAGAGGCTGTGCGGACACCTTCCAAGGACGTGCCGAACCGCTCAACTAGGTCTTCTACCTGCCCAATTACCGTATCTGCCCCCAGCTTCAACTGCGCCTGGAGATCTGCAAGAGGATCGACTTCGGTACCCCCCATTTCGGCGGCCTTACGGTTGATCTCCGCTTCGGCAAGAGTCATGTCGGTTATGAGCTGGTTCAGTGCATCCTGGAGACCATCCGCCAGACCCTTGAACATCTCCCCGACGATCGGAATGGAGGCAGCCGCTTCAACAATGCCCTTGATGGCGTTGATGGCATGATACTCAAGGACCCGGAATCCTTGAGCAACTCGGTCGAAGTTCAGAAGAAGGAGCGCAACAGCTGCAATGATGGCCGCGATAGCTGCTATGACTACCCCACCCAGCAGGAGACCGATTGCACCACCGATCCGGCCCAGTGCCGCGAGTGCACCCGCCAAGCCTGTTACACCAACAGCGGCTGTTGTTGTCGTTACGGTAAGTCCTGCGATGGCGGCGTTCAAGGCGTTGAACAGGATAATGTTCGCCAGGGCGGCACCTGCTGACATCACAAGTGATGCCACAAACCTGCCGGTTATGATTAGCGCCAGCGCCTCAATGAGGGGTATCAGGAGTCCTGATCCAGCTATTGCACCTCCCAGAGCCCCTACGAACTCCATGAGCCCCGACACGGCAGGTCCGAGGGAGTTACGCATGCCACCAATACTCTCGTTCCAGATAATGCCGAGGGTGCTAATTGCAATAACCAGTGGAATGAACCGGGCGGTCAGGGCACCTGTTCCAATCGTTAGTGCGTTTACGGCTAGTGCTGCACCGTACAACCGGGGGATGAGTCCGTATGCAAGTGCAAACCCGATAGCGTGAATGACAGGAATGACATAACGTCCACCACCGCCAATGAAGAAGTCAGCAATGGCAACCGTTCCTTCGGATAACGCCCGGAACAGGGGGTCGACCGCGGACGAGATCGTTTCAAGGGCCGCATCTCGGATGGTTGAGAAGGCTCCCTGTGCAGTCCTTGCCTGCCGCGCCATCATTCCTTCCCATCGCGCCATACCATCCAGGATAGATTGGATGGCTACATCTGCAGGGATTAGACCACGTTCCGCGAGGTCCCGTGTCTCCTGAACAGACTTCCCAATTGCTTCTGCTAGGAACTGCCACGCGGGAATGTTGGCTTCAGTGAGCTGCCGCATATCCTGTGCGTTGACACGTCCTGCCGTTCGCATCTGCCCAAGGGCTAGGGTGATACGATCAATGTGCTCAGTTGTTCCACCGAGGGCGGCTACAGCATCACCGACCCGACGTAGGATGGGCAACGCCTCATCAGCAGCGAATCCCAACGCGATTAGGCGCTGAACGGCATCTACAAGGCCCGTAAACTCGAACGGCGTAACCTCAGCGAACCGCAGCATGCGTTCAATGAAGTTGCCTGCGTTCTCCGCATTACCTAGGAGGGTCTCAAAGGCTATATTGGCCTGCTCAAGTCGGCTATTGAAGCCTAATAGTGCATTGCCAAGGAACCCGAAGACGTTGGTAACTGCAACGCCGCCACTGAAGGCAAAGGCCATTGAGAGGACGCGACTCATAAACGAGCCGCGCTCGGCTGAGAACAGGGCAGCATTGCCAACCTGCCGCAGAGCAGCAGTAGCACGGTTGGCTGGGCCAGGAATACCCCCTAAGCTTCCAGCAAGACCTCCAGCGGCACCCCCCGCCCGGGCCATAGGCGGTCCGGCTCCCGCAGCTGCACCACCAACTGCGCCGATGCCCATTGCAGCGCGGCCCGCAATTGGCCCCGCCATTGCAAGGGCACCATTGGCACCGCGAATGCCAGCAACAAGGGGCCCAGCTGCTGCAGATGCCTGACGCATCGCTTCAGCTGCAGCCTGCTGAGCAGTTACAACTGGACCAGTTGACCTTGCGACACCGGCGTTGATGTCAGTGATAATTTGGCCGGTCTGTTGGGTCTGTTGAGCCATCCCCAGAATTCCGGCCTGGGCACTAGAAGCACTCTGAATGATTCGGGAGCTCGCCATCTGCGTAGCATCAGCAGCGCGAGACATTGATCGGGAGACGTCAGATGCAAACTGGCTTGCGTCCTGTTGCCCCGCACGCAGCCCAGCGCCAAATGCACCCCGATCAATACCCAGCCGCAGAAGTAGACTAGCGAGGGTTGCCACGGTTCCTCACAACGCCACCAAGCCGTGAGAACACAGATCCTGCCTTTCCCTTCAGCTGCTCCTTCTTGGCCTCCACATCGGCCTCGGTTTCGGGACCCCACTTGACAAGGAAGTCAGAGACCTTGAACTTGCCCGCCTCCTTTGGGTGGAGGGCCACCGTTATGAAGTATGCAAGCTGCGCGAAGAGGTAATCTTGTCGGTCAGGTCCTACCGGCTCCAGTCTATTGTACGCAATCCACTCGGTGAATTGATGACTTCCTACTCGTCGCTGGAATCGGGCGACGTCTGGTTCCCCGAAAGCAAGTGCAAGTCGGAGCCAGAATCGTCGCTCTGGTCTTCCCCCAGTTCCTTGGTCAGCTCCTCCACATCTTGTGGCGTGAGTCGTGACAAACGCTGTGCAACGTCATAGACCCGCTCGAGCGCCGTAGCGGACTTCTGACCAAGAGCTGGAACGTCCTTCTCGGTGAACAGCAGCTTACCTCCGGGCTTGTCCACTAGACTCTGTGCAACAAGCTTGGCCCGGAAGTTGGTAACGTTGGTCTCCAACTTTCTCCCCCTCTGAATAACCAACGACCCCTCGAAGGCATCGCGAGCTGTACCTGTCAGCCCCTGGACAATGACTGTTCCACCCCACTCAGGAACATGAACCTGTTCCCAGGGCAGAACTGGATTGCCTTCGGCATCCAGTTCGGCCTTGAGGATCTCATCACGTGAAAGGATGTGCGGCGTTTCCATCCCAGTAACTCCTTTACTACGGCTGCGCCTGCAGAACAGGCGGTCCACTGACCTTGATCGTGACGGCGGCATTGAGTACACCCGCCACCGGGGCCGTCTGGTCGAATCCGACCACGTACCCCGAGAAGGCCCACATCTGATCATCGGCGTCGTTGAGAAGGAGCCGGAAGTTCCGAAGAGTTCGGTCGTTCAGGTCCTTCAGGAGACCCGTCGTCTGATCGAGCGTCGGGTCTGTTGGGTTGAAGTTGCAGTCGAAGGTCACATTCCCCGACCGGCGGATTGACGGAATGACCTCCTCATAGCCGCCTGCCGACGACTGGTTGGTGACGTCAATGACGTCTAGCTTGATCTCCGGTCCACGAATGTCCTTGACCTCGGCCACCGTGGTGAAGACCTCGGGGCCACCCCCATCTCCAACCTGGAGCAGGAAGCCCGGACCGCTAGCTCGGCTCATGAATACTGTACCTCCTTCAGATCCCTACCTACGGCAACTTCAGAACAGCGAACTCGACCTCTGCGTTGTCCGCCTCGAAGTAGATCTTCCCAGCATCGGGCGCTCCAGTTCTGCGGAAACCAGCTGTCGGGTAGGGGCCAAAGAATGCGATCTCGCCGGCCCCAACGGAGTAGCCTGTGACATCACCTGACCGACCATTGACTGGGACGGATGTGATGGTCACAGTATGTGGAGTAGCACCAACGTTCCAGGCGAGAATCACCTCCTTACCTGTGCAGTCAGTCATCTCATCGTTGGTTGTGTCCGCCGCCACGAACGCGAGGTCGAGCGAGTCGGCCGGCGGCTGCAGCGCTGGATAAGCCAACTGCAGCGCCTCAGGAGCATGATTTACACGAGGCATGTGCTAGACTCCTTCAAGCCATGAGCTTGGGTGCAACTTCCCAATGTGGTCGTCGATCTCGAACTGCCCCTCAGCCGCAGTGCGCTTCACGACCCGATGAGCACACTGAGGGCACTTGAACAATGGGAGATCATGCCAGGTTCCAACCTGGTAAAGTGCTTGCTCCTCAGGCTCAACAGCTGGCACCACCTCCTCAACGGGTACTTCTTCCTCCTCAGGTTCGGGCTGAGGTTCAGGCTCGGCCTGTGGATGATCAGGCTGAAAGTCAAACGTTGTCGTAACTACTTCTTCGGTCATGTTGCCTCCTCAGCATCTGTCCAGGCCAATGTCTCCAGGCGACGCCGGAACAAACCTGTTTCTTCCTCCTGGTGGTCCATCTCTTCATCGACCCACCCATTGAAGGATGTACCAGATGCCTTGGCAATTGCAACAGCCAAGGCGACTGCGTCATCGTAGACAAGTGCCCAGCAGTCCCACCTATAACGCGGCCGCGTCATCTTCGCCCCCTGCTGTGTCAGCACACGGGGAGAGCTGATGAGTCTGTAAGTGGCCGCCGGGAGAGTAGGATTGGCTGGCAATCGCAGTGGGTAGATTCGGTCCCCTGCGATTGATGCAACCGCAGAGTTGCCCATAATCTCGGATGCAAGCGTCGCTTCAAAGATGGTCATCTTGCGATGGCCTCCACGATCAGGGCGTCGAGCTTGGCAACAGCCAGTTCGATGGCGTTGGGGACTCCTTCATCGAACGCTGGCTGTGCTGAGGGTCGAGCTGCCATTGTAGAGGTCCCGAATTCGAGTGCCTCTGGGTAAGGAAACCCATCGGGACTTACGGCATCTGTGAGGATGTCAAGCGCCGCAATTCCGAATTCGTCGATGTCTCCACGTTCCACACGGATGCTGCCGTGATATCGTCCTGTGGAATGTGGATGACCCGAACCAGGCTGAGGCACCTTCTCCTTCCACTTGCGCGCGATGAGTTCAGCTCCAGGAATTAGGGCTTCGGTGATGCGCTCGGACTCGACAACGTCGATGAGCCTGTCGATCCTCAGGTCAAGCGCATCGACGCCTTGCCATGATGCGGTAAGTCGAAGGGTCACTTGAACCCCTCCGACCCTGGTGTAATGACACGTCCAGTGAAGGTTGTCATCACTCCGGCACTGTCAGACACCACACCACTGATGTCGATTGCCTGACCGTCTGACATCAAGGCGCGCATGTCAGGGCGGACGTTGGGGTAGTGCCCATTCAGGATGACAACGTATGTGTCGGTCGCAGCAATGATATCGGCTGTGCTCATCTCCCTGCCTTGCCGTTGTGCTGACTCTGGCACTCCTCGGCGGCATGGAACGTTTACGAGCCCTACTACATCCGTCCAAGCAGCCGGACTAGTAAACCCACCGCTGGGTGTTCGGCTTGAACCGTCGTTCCGCCTCTGGAGGGTAACCTTCATGGGGAAGAACCCACGACTTTCCAGATTCTTGATGAGCCTTGGGTGGACCAGAGAGCCACGCCGCATCAGACTAGCTCCCTCTGGACCTGCTTGAGAAGGCGCTCACGGTACGTGAAGTCGTTGAAGACGTGCTCAGCCCAGTCGAACAGTTCCTCGCTGGTCATGTTCTCAACCGCGCGCTCACGGTAACTCTTGGCCAGGGCGATCAACTGCTCAGCCTGTCGAGGGCCATCGGTCCAAAGGTCGAGGATCTTGATCCGCTTCTGAACGTAGATCTCACTCGCCGCAATGACTTCCAGTCCCTGAGCGGCCGCATAGAAGATGTTTCCACCGTTCAGGTCGAGGAAAGCCTGGATCTCATCGTCTGTGAAGATCCACTCCCCACGAACGTCTGTATCCTGAGCAAGGAGACGAACCTTACCCTGGTCTGTTGCCGGATCGTATGTCTGGGGCGCTGGCTCGTGCCCAAGTGCACGGACGACACGGACGAACAACGTCCCGTAGGCAAGAGGACGCTGGTCGCCTGTTGTTGCCCATAGAGACCAGTCAAGGGTTGCTGAGGCCGTAATTCCGTCCGTGTCGGTTGGAATGAGCGCAACTTCTGCCAGACCTTGGGGACCGTTCGTTACCGTTGCAGTCTTGGTGATGTGGGGTACTGAATCTCTAACTGACAGCCACGCCCGGAACTCGAGATCCACGCCGGTAATGTCGATAGGATTGCCGTCTACATCCAAGACCGGTCCGATGGCGAACGTCTCATCTGCGCCGGCGAACATCTCGAGGGCTTGCTCAGCCATTACTTGACCTCCGCCGTTTCACGACTGCCAGATACAACAGGTGCATTGTAGGGTTGTCCAACAATACCTGCGCTCCAAGGGGTTCCAACAACAGCCGCGGTTGCATCGTCTGGCACCTTCTTAGCCCCAGCCAGCACTGTTGTAGTCATCGCCATTAGGACTGCAACAGCGCCTGAACGTCCCGTCGGCCCAGCTTGAACAGTCGGATCAGTTACACCACCAGCAGCTGCTGATCCTTCAGCAGCCTTAGCCGCGTTGACTGGTGGTAGCGCAAGTAGACCTGCAAGTGCAGATCCACGCGCATGCTTGTTGCCGCTGCTGACTGGAACAAGAACTTCTTCTGCACGTGTTCGACTGGCTACAAGCTCAAGGGATGCAGATGTTGGTAGTCCTGACAGTCCTGCAAGGTTGCTGCCTACACCAGTCTTAGTACCTGCATTACTCGGTGTCGCTGCAATACCTGCATTACTGCTACCAACAGCTCCCTTCGCCGCGTGGCTAGTTGTCTGACCAACGAGTCCTGCAGTCCCTACACCACTCTTTGCGGTAGAGGCTTGAGCCGCTACAGCTCCAACTACACCACCAAGCGCCCGCCCGACTGCATGCTTGGTGCCTGCAGCTTCAGCAGTGAAGACGAGGCCAGCCCCACTCTCGCCACCTACGATCTCAGCAGTAGCTGCTGTTGGAAGGGTTACAAGACCCGCTTCGCTCTCGCCGGTTGCAGCCTTAGCTCCTGCATCAGTCGGAGCACCGGAAAGGCCACCTTCACCTGACCCAGCTGCGCTCTTAGCCCCGCTAGAGGTGGGCTGGTTAGCCAGCCCACCTAGAGCAACACCAGATGCAGCCCTTGCTCCACTGGATGTTGGAGCAGTAGCTAACCCAGTGAGTGCCTCCGCCTGAACGACCTGTATACCAGGGGCGGTTGGAACGACAACAAGGCCTGAGAGATCTGTACCTGAAGTAGACTTGAAGCCACTGCCTAGCGGTTGGCTAACCAGGCCGGCGAGATCAGAGCCGGAGGTAGATCTTACACCTGAGGAGGCTGTAGCGCCGGCTACACCAGTAAGGCCACTACCGGCTCGACTTGTTGTCCCACTCAGTGAGGTTGGAGTAGGTGCAAGACTAGCTGCACTCGATCCGGCTCGTGCAGTCGGCCCGATCAGGGACGAGGGGCCTGCAGTCAGCCCTCCTAACGCATGACCAACTGCCTGCTTGATGCCCGGTGAGGTTGGATTGGAGCTGATGCCTGCTAGGGCTAATCCTTCACCGACCTCAGGGATTGTGCCAACAGCTGTTGGGCCCGAGGCAATGCCGGCCAGGTCTGCACCTGTTACACTCTTCTGGCCAAGGGCTGTCGGAGTGCTGCTGATGCCTGCCGAGCCTGCTCCACCACGAGCGGAGGTCGCAGCCGCTGTTGACGCTCCAACGACACCTGCCAAAGTACGTTCAAATGCCTGCTTCTTACCGGGTGCAGTAGGTGCACCAACGACTCCCGCCAGATCGGAACCGGTAGCAGATTCGGCTCCAACCCAAGGACCCTCTATGTAGGTCGCGGTGGTCCCGAGGTCGAGGGTGGTGTTCTGGTTCTGATGCTGATTGCCGTTGACGATGTTTAGAACAAAGGCGAAGCGATCAGTGGCGCTTCCTGCTGCGGGGTTCCAGGTTCTCGTCGCCGTCTTGAGCCCGGTGCCGCTATTTGAGTCCCAGGTGACCTGCGACCCGACCGTATTGCGCTCACTGGTAGCGAGGTCGCTCGACAGGGCGTGGAACGCTGAGTTCGCCCCCATGGCGCAGTCGGAGCCCGTCGCATTGACGCTGATAACGGCGCGGTAGGTCCCGGCCGGCCAGTCGTCACTGTTGGGCTCATTGGCCGGGACGGCCCAGGCAAAGCGCGCTGCATCGGTCGCCTTGACGTTCGTTACGGTATCCGTTGCCGAGGTCAGCGCCCCGCTATCGAGCAGCGCCTGGTTCTCGATGTCGGCGGTGACAGCCCCAATGGCGAGTGCGACGCTATCGAGATAGTAGGTCTTGGTCACGTCAGCGGACCCACTCCGTCCAGACACGGACCGACTGGCGTGCGACGTGCTCGGACAACTTCTCGTCCGTCACCCACACGCCATGCCGGGCATTCGGCGGCGCGACAAACTCGATCCGCGGATGCGTGACATGCAGCCCGCCCGAGGTAGAACCCAGGATTGGTTCATCGTGCCAGAACTCGACGGTCTGACGTGTGTTTACCTGTCCGCCGTAACGCAGATCGGGGGCGGGATCGAGGAAGGTCCAGCGAGACGCGACGTAAGGGGTTGGAGCTGGGTCGTCGGGGTCATCATCCCAGACGGTGACGCGGCAGCCGCCCGGAATGTCCTCGACGCTGTAGTGGTCGTGCCCGCTGAACACGACACCCTGCACGTCGAGTGCGAGGATCCAGCCCGGCGCGTCGTCGGCGCCACCGAACTCGCCGGACGCTGGAACTGGACGCGTCGACAGGCTCGGCCAATCAGCCGAGTCGATCTCCTCCCAGTCGAGAGGGTTCAGGCGCGTCCACTGGACAAGGATCTTCATCTCAAGCCGGATTACGCTCCGACGAGCGGGATGTCGAGGTCTGCGACCTGATAGGTGCCCTGCCCAGCGAAGACTTCCGGGGTGATCTTGTGAACCAGCCCACCACCATCGGAGGTCAGTGTGATTGCTGCACCACCCTGCGTTGCACTCACCTGGAAGGTGTCACCAGACACGCCGACGACCCAGTAGATCGTTCCTTCGGTGATGCCAGTCGGAAGAACCGACCCTGCACCGAGGTCCCAGAAGACAACACGGTCGTCGTTGGAGTAACCGTGTGCGTCGCAGGTAAAGAGATCACCTGTGTCAGCAGCGGTGAACGGCTTCGGCGAGTCTGCGACTGCCTGAAGAGGCCACATACCACGGAAGACACCGGCAGTAACTGCCGACCACGAACCAACGAAGGCTACGGTTGCGCCCGCCGGAATATCAAAGGTCTCGGCACCCGAGATGGACACACTTCCTGCGGCAGCAGCTCCCCACGCCACAGCCTGCCGTGCGTAGGCAGGTGCACCGCCAGTAAGCTCGTTCCCACCTGCGTTGTCATACGCAGAATGAAGTGAAAGGTGGGACATCAACGCCACCATAGCGTCGAGTCCTGTGTTCTTGACCAGATCGGTAACAGGCACCGGTGATTCCTCCTGCCTCTATTGTGAATTGACCTTGTGGAGACCCCAACCCGTCTCTAAGGACACGCCGCGATCCTCGAGCGTGCAGGGTTAGAGTCTCCACGAGGTGGCCCAAACTACGGCGTACATCTGGGCCATCACGTTACGTCTCGATGAGGTTCGCCGTCCGCAGAGCAGCGAGGAGCTCGTCGATCTTGTCGCTGATGGCCTGAACCTGCGCCTCAGTCGGCGGATCTGAGATGTCCTGATCCAGGTTAGCTACAGCAGCAGCCTGGCTGAGATCCCTGATAGCCGTCGGCCAAGCCGCGCTACTGTACTCTCCACCCATCAGACTGCTCCGGTACCCTTAGAGGCAACTGCCATCTTCGGGTCAACCTGCGTTCCGCCGTAGACGTGCCGCAGCTTGTACTCGAGGGAGTCGGTGTCGAAGTCACCGTCCATCGGGTTGATCTCTCCACCACCACCGATCCGAAGGGCGTTCGGCGACTTCATGAACATCTCCGGGGTCTCATGCCCCCGAAGCTTGGCCATGATCAACGCCGGGCGTGTCGAACCGGTACTTGCGAACAGGAACCACGCGGTGTTACCCGACGTGGTGTTGATGATCGGGAGGTACCAGTTGACGGCGAGGCGGGTTCGCCGCCGCATCCAGTTGGCCACGTGCAGCTGCTGGTCACTCAGGCCACCGTTTGTGTTCAGCCACAGCTCGGTTGCATTGAGGATGTTCTCCGCAACGACCTCGAGTGCTGGCGGAACAACCAGCTCGACCATCTCGATGACGATTGGCTCGCCATCGACATCGACCTGCTTCGACAGGACAATGAAGGCCTGCTGCAACGCATCGATCGTCAACGCGGGGTTGTCCGTCGATGCACCGTTGGCGATGTTGACCAGGTTCTTGTTGGTGTTGGAGAAGAACGTGCTGTCCGGACCCGTTGAGGTCACAAACAGTCCGGTCCCGAACTTCTCCTCTGAACGGCGGGCCGCTCGACCAAGGCGCTCCGGGATGTCCTTCAACGCATCCAGGTCATCGTTGATCATGGTCTCCCATGAGAACGGAATGACCCGGCCGTACTTGGACACCGAATAGACGTACTGCCCTTCGGACAGTGCCTCCATCGGGTACTCTTCCCGCTGACCGACAGGAGAGAGTGTGGACTCCGCTCCATCGACGGTGAAGAGCTTGGCCTGTCGGAAGTCTCGAACCGTCCTCATGGTGATGTAGTTGTCGATCGTGCTTGGCGTCTCGGCATACTTGCCGAGAAGCTGCCGATCGAGAATGTCACCAAAGAGGAGCGGGAAGTCGGACGTCGTCATCGCCTCGCGAAGGAAGATCGCGTGCCGTCGACCTTCATACACATCTGCGATGAATTCCGCTGCCTCCCGAAGACGGGTCAAGTACTGCGGGTCGGGGTCTCGGCGACCAAGCCTGAGCCCTTCCGTTCCAAAGAGCCTCTGTGGAGAAGCCTCAAAGGACCGGAGGGTCTCAACAAGCTGGAGAAACTCCATGTCTCGGCCTCCTCAGTACCCGATCACGACTTCGATCGTGCCCGTTCCAGCGGATGCAACTGATCCGTTGGCGTAGCCAAATCGAACGCCTGTGTCTTTCTTGTTGATCTTCGGTGTGTCTGCGTTGGTGAAGTAGAGAATGTCACCAGGAGCAACTGCCGAGTTGCCGACCTGATCAACACCACCCACTGCCAGCTTGTAGACACCACCGAAATCCATGGTGCACAGCCCATCACCACCAAGGTCATCCTCTGCGACACCGGGCCGCTGGCCAATTCGTCCAGGTGCTCCCGAGGTCGCAGCCCCCTCTGTCGGCGTCACCCGAAGGTGACGTCCGTTCTCACGGGACTGGTTTGTTGCCATTAGTTGGCCCTCCCTGCAACACCGATCTTGGCTTCCTTCTCAGTGAGGCCAAGACGGCTGAGGGCGGTCTCGAGCCCCTTCTGGGCCTCCTCGATTGGAACGGGTGACCCACCTGGCTCAGATCCGCCACCCATTCCATAGACGCGGGCGGTGCCGGCAGCCTGCGACAGGTACTTGAGCTCGGCCTGAACGGCCTCGGTAATCTTGGTGACGAACGCCTCAGAGTCGATCACGCCGTCCTTCACGGGCGGGTTTGCCGACAGAGACTCGATCAGGCGAGTCTTCGTCATCTCCGGAACGTTGGGGATCCGGTCGATGGCTTCCTTCACAAGATCGCGTGCGTCACGAAGAATGAGGACCTCCTGGAGCCTGGCGGTAGTCGTCTTCGACTCCTTGAGCTCCTGGAGGATTGGGTCGGTCGCCGTTCGCACCGCCTCCTGAATCACCGTCGTAATCTCGGGTGTCACAGTCGAAGGTGGAGTGGTCGGTGGCGACGCGGGCTCCTTGATCTGATCTCCCACGGTAGCCTCCTGAATGGGGATGTCTGGACCAGCATCGGTATGTCGGCCACGAGCGGCCTCGAAGAGTGAAACAACTTGCCCACCAGCACCGGGCAATGTTACGAAGTCGATGCTGTTCATGACCGATGGTAAGATGCTCTCGACAATCTGTCCCTTTCTGCCCTCCGCTTCTCCTTCTGACGCTGCTCCGAAGGCTCGGATTGACGTCCCAATATGTGCTGCCAACTCATCGACAGGACCCTTATAGGCCTCGAAGACCTTGGCGTTGGCATATAAACCAGGTCCTGTAGGCCCCGACCGATCGAACTTGGCATCTGTGACCAGCTCGGCAGCCAAGTCGTCCAATGACCGTTCGGGCCGCTCCTTAGCTTCGGTCTCGGTAGGGTGATCCCAGTACATCTTCGTTCCCTTCGGGAACCCTGTGGGACCATGCCTCTCGAGGATCTTCTCGCCGTAGTACCCCGTCGTACCCCAACCAGGCTGGATGAGCTTGACGGTAATGGTGTTGTCAGCCTTGAGTGCCTTCTCCTCCAGGAGCACAATCCGACCAAGGTTGGCGTTCGGATCGTCCTTTGACTCGTAGAGGTACGGCTGCAGCTCATCCGTACTGGTTCCGGCCTCAGCAAGCTCCATGTCGACCCACTGCATCCAGAAGTTGTAAGCCTTCTGCATCTTAGCAAGCTGATCAGCCTCGTCCACCTCATGAGCCATGCACCGAAGCATGTCTGCCCCGATCCGCTGCCCCTCTGCAGCCTGTACTGCAGCCGAGCTATAGGGACCCGCCTCTCGAAGGTGAATCAAACGCAGAGCCCGGTCAATGACGTCCATCACTTCTTACCTCGCGGCGGTGTTGTACCCCTCATGCGCTGGGAGTCCTTATCACTTTGGAATCCCCCTGTAGGACCCTGCTGAGCCGCCCCTGTCGTGAATGGATCGGCAGGGCCTGAATTACCCTCGTTCCGCATCGAGGGCGGAGGAGGAGCAACCTTGTGAGTTGCCTTGACAACTTCGTTGTCACTAACCTTCGAATCCTTCGGGGGTACAGGAAGCGGAGCACCTGTAATCTGATCGACCCCCGGTGACTCTTCCTCCTCAGTGTCAAAGTACTCAGCACCTTCAGGGAGCAACTCATCGAGGAGCGCATCGGCGTTATCCACGTTCAACGCCTTGAACAGAAGCCCAATGAGTGTCCTATCTGACATTGTGCCTGCAGTCTGCTGTCCGTTGAGCGTCGCAGCCTGCACGACTGCCTGGACTCGTGGAAGTATATCATGCTCCAGGATGGCTGGGAAGTCAACGTTGATCTGGACGTCCTCTTCCTCCAGATCTACGTTCGCGTCCGTACCCGCACCCAGATTGACGATTGCTGCCTCACCCAGCACAATCGTCTGCGCTTCACGCACTGCCGCCTCAACCACTTGCGGGAGAGAACTAATAGGTCCGTCAACAGACCTCCTAGCCTTCCGAACAACAAATGTCAGGATGTCCCTGTAGACATCAGCCCAGAGCTCCTGCCGAGTTTGCATCTTGAGCTCAGTTGGCCGGTCGAGGGTACGGCTGGTGGCGTAGTTGCCGACACTGGAGTCGCCAGTCAGGATGGTCTCGGGAATGCCGGTGCCTGCACTCACCATAAGCCAGAGGCGGCGGCCTTCTTCAGGATTGGGCTGGGCACCTGCAGTCCTAATGGGCTCGAGTAACTGCCCAGCCTGCTGAATCCAGGTAGACCCGGCCGTAGCGGGTGGATTCTTCTCAAGTGCAGATGCGCCACTATTGGCGCCGAGGGTCGTTCCCATCTTGGTCTTGGCATTCTTGACCGCGTTGGGCCCTGTAACTGTTAGCTTGAACGCAAACCTGGCGAGGGCTCGGCGAATAGTCGCATAGTCCTCGAGGTCGTTCTTGACTGCCATTGCCCAGTCGAGGGACGCGTAGTGCTCGGGGATGCCGAACCGCATGTCTCCCAAACGTCCGACTGCAACGTGGTAAACCGGAGAGTCCCACAACACCTTGGATTCACCAAAGGATGCAGGCTTCACCTGAGGGTCATACAGCCAATCGGGGTAATACTCCCGAACACCCTTCTTCTCCTCGAGTCTCCCGGTCTGTGGGTTGAACTCCATGCGATTGTACTGTCGCACGTAGTACCACGGCTCTGCCGCGTCATCTGGGTTCCGAATGACGTCCTCGCACTCTTCGACCGGGAACGTACGGACCTGCACCTTCCCCGCGAGCTGGTTTGTGAACAGGACGATGAACAGGTTCGACTTGGTCTGGAGCTCGACTTCCTTCTCGGACTGGGCCTGCTTACCTGTTAGAACCTTCCGGTTTCGGCGGTCCTTGAGGAAGGACTGAACAACTTTGTTGACGCCTGGGTCAGGTGAATGAATTGTTACACCTTGTCCCCAAACATAGTGCGCCTGAACATCCGTTGCGTGGCGGATTAGGGGATTCTTGAGGTAGGCCATGACGGCCATCAACGTAATCTTGCGGAGGCCCTCGCGGCTGAACTCACGCTGTGCCTGACTCGCAAGACGAACCCATCCTGCATCTTCAACTGCCAACTCCAACTCGGCGAATCGCTCCTCCAGAAGCTGGATCGTCTGATCAGACTGGTAGAGTGCCTCTTGGAGCTGCGCCTTGGTTGCTACGCGTGCCACTTCAAGACCTCACGTCGTCCAGAACACGAAGGAGTCCTGCGGCAGCGAAAGAGCCCCAGGCGAGTCCTGACAGAACCGGCCGAAGAGCTGAGGGAAGGTCAAGAGGTTCACGAAGCACCGCCAGCGTAAGTGAAGCACTCGCGGTCAACGCGCAAAGGAACAATGGGAAGTCGTTCAGAAGTTCCCGTCTTGACCGTGAGTCTCGGTAGGTGCGCCATGTAATTACGGAGCGAAGAACCACAAGCGTCCAGAAGAGAACCGCTCCCCCTGCCCACGCAACACCAGCTACAACCGTGACCCAGTCGTTCATCGTAGCAGCTTCTTCCCTGCCTCGACTCCGAGGAATAGAAGGGCGGTCCCGAGAATAAGCCCGAGTTGAATACTGTCGAGTGCGAAGTCCGGAGACATGACATCCAGGACGAACAGGATAGCAACAAGGGCGATGAGCAGGAGACCACTTGCCGTGCGTGCACGACCAAAGTACGGCTTCCCATTGTGGGGGTCATGCCCTTCCATGCGGCCTTTCCCAGAATCGTGCAAGCCACGGAGTTACGAAGTGATCCAGCACGATGTACACTGGGAAGGCCAGCGCAAATCCCAACAGGAGGCTTGGTCCATCTATCTGCACGTCGTCACCCCTCAGTATGGGCTGATGTGCACGTACTCATCGTGCACCACCATAACTTCGTCAGGTTCCGGGATCAATGCAAATGCCGTTACCACTGCATCGCCGTAGTCAGTACTCCGTCCGAGCCGCTTTCGGAGAACATCCTTGGACTCTACCTGAATCTTCGACCCGGACGTTACACGCCAGTGAGGTGCCGTCAGATCACCTACCAACATATCGTGGGGCGGCAGCTCGATACTGAACCCATTCGTAGGGTCGAGCAACTCCCGAAGGGTCCACCATGCGGCAGACCGCTGGTTTGTGAACCCCAACTCGCCTGTAATGTCAACTTGATCAGTCTTGGCTGCGGCATTGAAGGGGAAGACGTCAATTCCGTCCTCGAGCAGCTTATCGACCATCGGACCGCCGATGCCAATAACGTCGACTGCTGTATACCCCTCTCCATGCCCGAATGCCCTGTGGATTCCCTTCAGAACACCGACAGTTGCCATCGAATCAGCCTGGATATAGTCGCGGATCTCCCGGATTACATGCCCAAACCGGACCGCAATTGTGGTCTTATCCTCACCGGAACGCGCCGGATCACAAGAAGAACATGTGTATTCCGGAAGCAAATCGCGGGAATCCAGGCCCTTTCGGCGTCGGTAATCTGCGTCAAACCGCTCCTTCCACCGCTCCATCGCCTGCTCAACCCACGTGAGGGGAATGACGCTATCAGCGTCGGCGGTTGCAAACTCACCAAGAACACGGTTCTGATAGACTGCAGAGTTGAGGCCCCACTGCTTCGCACGTTGATCAGCCCATTCACGACTGATTCGGCCAGCAGCAATGCACTGATCGAGGGTCACATGGATAACGTGCCAGTCCTCGTAGCCCGGCTTGCGTGTCTGAATCTCCCAGAAGCGGCCGTTCGGTTCACCAGGAGTACTGATGGCGAGGGCATAGGCCTCTGCGACAGTATCGCGGCCAGCGCCAGAGAACGCGCCCTCGGAAGCGTCGAACGTACCCGCCGCGATGGCCTTGCTCTCGTCGTAGAGGTAGAAGAGCCGGTCCGCGTGGGCGCCCTCGATGAGCTCCGGGACGTCGGATGCTGCCGCGAATGCCTGTCCCGTCTTCAGCTTCAGATTCAGGGACATCAGCTCTGACCGACTGTTGTAAGGTCGTCTTCCAAGCTTGTCCCATCGAAGCTTCCTTGCCCACTTGTGAATCTCGGGCCAGAGGAACTTATCCAACTGTCGCCAGGCAGATGCGGTTGAAGGTATCTTCCAGTCAAGACCCTCGCGTGTGTTCGCGAACCACAACATAGCCCACGCCGCCGTTGCAGTCTTACCCAGGCCGTGCGGCCCACGAACACACACACGCTTGTGCTCTGGGATGGCCGACAGTATCTCCTCCTGGTAGTCTGTCGGTGCGTTCGCTCCATCGTCGCCGAAGTCGATCATGTCGTAGACCCAGGCGACCGGATCATACATGTAGATGGACGGCTGTGGATCCAGAAGGTCTGCAGCAACTAAGAAGGGGTTGGCAGCTGCCGGGCCTACCAACCCCTCATAGCCGTACATCAGTCTGTGGTCCCGGCTCCGACCGACTGCGAGGGCCCGATACCCTCCGTCCGACCCAGTCGTGCCCGATCACGCATCTTCGACCGCTGAGCTGCCCTATATGCTTGATTAGCAGCCCGGCCTGGCGCGTCCAACCGTGCCATGTACTGATCCATCGCCGGATTATATGGGATCAGTTCACCCTCCACCTCAACAGAGGTCGTTGGTGTTCCCTCCAAGTCAGGTACAAGAGAGCGAAGATGTTGCCCGAGGAGCTGCTGTGCAATCTTCTGCTGTCCGCTGGTCAAACCTAGTACATCTGCTCCGAGGACTGACTTGAGCGCCCGAACCATAGCACGCGCCTGCATCTCGGCCAACTTGACGAGGGCCTCGTCAATTCCAATGTCCAACGCCATCTTAGCCGACTTTGCAGCCCGCTCTTGCCAGAGGGCAAAGAGTTCGTGTGTCTGCTTCGCCTTGGCGAATCCCTCGCTGCCAGGATCGGTGAGCGCCTCGACGTCGACCTCAACGACCAAATCCTTGGTCGCGGCTGCCATCGCAGCAGCCGTATGCACTTGCTCAAGTAGGACCTCTCGGGGATCCTTCTTGGTAGCGCGATCGAGGTCGAGGCGCTTCACCAGAGCGGCCGCCCTGACAATCCCATCCCGGATGACAGCGAGCCGCTTGGTCTGCGGAGCAGCGCCTCCATGGAAGCGACAAACATCGGTGCCGGGGAGGGGGGACAACCCACACCGACGCTTTCCACCCGCAACCGTAGCCCAGCACCTGGGGCGACCACCAGCAGTTCGAGCCTGCTCAGCAAACAATGACCGAGTGCCAAGGGTCTGCTGAAGGTACCGCTTGCGTCTGTACGCATTCTGGTGGCTCCACGCTCCCACGCTAATCGCAACCCAGGTGCTCCATATCATGATTATAGAGCTGCGCGACGGCAAATTGCAAGAGGGCCCTTTGTCTAGGCAAAGAGTTTGGTCGACCAAACAAGCCCCCTGAATAGGGGACACCCCCGTGTGCTCGTTTGTCACACTCCGGTCAACACCCGGGGGCGCCGGCTCCCTTCCCCCAAACATTCACCCGGGGGTGCGTAGCTAATGGAGGGCACCTTGCGTTACGATGCAAGGCGAAGTCCTCCGCCGATTCGGGGTTGACGCAAGCGCGCTTCCGCTATATAATAGAAGTATGGAAAGGGGGAGGGGTTACAGAAAGTAATCCACACCCTCTCCAGTAGTACATAAGGAGTACTACAATGGCTACCATCTC